TCTTCATCCACTCGATTGCCTTTTCCCTTCGTTCATAGTCGCCCTCCAGTTCTTCCCAGTAGTCTTCCATATAGTCGAGCTGTTCGGTCAGTTTCTGCTCAGTGTCCGTGTCCTTCTGAATATCACACTCCAGTTTCTCAATGAGCTTTTTCTTCTCCTCAATAGAAGCAGGGTCGATCATCTCGTCACCGAGAAGTTCCAGACGGGTCTGCATCACATCCACCTGACTTTTCAGGAGCCGGATCTTCTTACTGGTGCTTTCCACACTGGTGTGTGCGGCCGCTATCTGCTTTTTATAAAAAGCACGGTCGCGTTCCATAAAATCCAGCTTCTGAATGCTCTCCAGCCGTGCAAGCATCTGGCTTACAAAAGAATCTGCTTCCGGGGTGAAGTTGTCATACTGCTCTTTGAACCGGCCGCTCATGATGTCTGCCACAGCCACGTTGTCATGGATGGGCTTAAGCGTCAGCCGGAACCGCTCCAGAACTGCTTTACGGAAGGCTCGGACAACCTGTTCCTCGTATACTTTTTCTGCATGGCAGATACGTTTTCCTGTCGTCCGGCTGCTCGTCGGGCACCGCCAGATGGGATAGTTCCCATTTCCGTTTGTCACATGGAAAAAGCGGCCGCACTCCCTGCAGATTAGTCTTTGGGAAAACGCTCTCGGCTTCTTGCCGGATCTTGTCCTGTTATATAAATCGCTGTTTACTTTTACAACTTCCTGTGCCTTTTCAAACAGGTCCTCGTCAACGATTGCCGGATGATGGTTCCGGACAAAATACTGAGGAACTTCGCCTTTGTTGTCCCGGACTTCATGTGTCAGGTAATCCGATGTGAACTTCTTCTGGATAAGGACTGCACCCATGTACCGCTCGGCACGGACGATCCGCGTGATATTCCCGCCTGTCCATCCATCCAGCAGATCACTGTTTAACTGCCCTTTCTTGGATTTTTTCTTTCTTACTCTCACTGCGTCGGTGACAGGAGCCGGAATCTTGTCCATGTTCAGTCCCCTTGCAATCTCCGTATAGGCTTTCCCTTCCACAACTTCATGGAAAATGCGCCGGACGACCCTGGCTTCTTCCTCAACGATCTCAATATCTTTATACTCATATCCGCTCTCGGAGGTAACCATCTTCCCATTGTAGCGGTATCCGTACATGATCTTGTTTGGAACATCCCCCTTCGGAAAGCGCATCTTCTGCCCCAGCCGGATGTTACTGGAAATGCTGCGGCTTTCTTCCTGTGCAATGGCTGCCAGTGTCGTAAGGATGAAGTCGCTGGTCGGGTCTGCCGTATCCAGATTTTCTTTCTCGAACAGAATCGTTACCCCGCAGTCATGCAGGACATCCAGTGCACTCATAAAGTCAGCCGTGTTTCGGGCAAATCGTGATATGGACTTGCACACAATGCGGTCGATCTTCCCGTCCTTACAATGACGCATCAGTCGGCGGAATCCGGTTCTCTTTTCCTTGGAAGTGCCGGAGATGCCGTAATCGGAGTACACACCGACTGCATTCCATGCCGGATTATTTTCAATCAGCTGGTTAAAGTATTTTTCCTGCGTTTCATAGGAGTTCTCCTGGTCGCTCATGTCCGTAGAAACGCGGATGTAAGCTGCCACATTAAGGGTTCCGGCTTTCTTTTTGGTAGCCCGGAAGGTCGCCGTCGAAACGAACTTGTTATCCTGCGGTTCTTCCGGTGTGAAGAGCTTCATAAACTCACTCTCCATACTGCTCTGCAGCCGTTCTGCAATGTCCGGCTCTGCCATGACCTTTTTGGCATCCAGAGCTTTCTGGATAAGAGCTGTGATACCGGCGTCCACGATGTCTTTTGATTTTTGGGGTGTCTGTTTTTTATCTGATGCGTTTTTTGGTTTTTGTTGAGTAGACCTGCCTTGGTGCGTATCAGCCAGTGGTAAAAAAGAAGCTGTGGCAGCATCCGTACTTTGACGAACATCTGCCACAGCTTCCACAGGTTTCTTTTTTCCAAGAGCGGCTTCCAGTAAAGCCGAGACATCCACAGCAGATGCATTTACTCTCTTCTGCTGTTTCTGCTGTACTGTATTCTTCATAGTCTTTTTCTGCAGATTTGCAAGGAAATCCGTACCAGTACTCATAGTTTTCGCTCCTTTCCTGCCCGTTTTCTTCTCTTTGGGCAGTCACATATTCCCTCTGTTTCGTGATATTATCAAGTAATTTCGGCGCAGAAAGACGGAGAATAATCTGGGAGATTATTGTCTTATCTGCACGATATGTACGCCCCGCCCGGTAAGGACGGGGAGTGTTTTTAGATACGGGCCGCAAAGTCAAGTGCGATCCACCCTGCACCGGATTTCAGCTTGCCCCAGCCCTTCGCAGAACCAGCACCGGCAGATTCTGCCACGATAGTAAACACGCCTTTCCCGGTGTAATAACCGGTCTTACCGTAATTCGTGCCCGGTCCCTTGCGGATGTTGAGGTCTTTAATGGATACACGCACAGTATACGGGACTGAAGACTTCGGTTCCGGGTAGACGGCCTTACCCGCCGGGTCAAAAACATAATAGCCCGGATTCTTATCTGCACACTGTTTTGCATAGGTGAGGTCGTGGAACGCTCCTTTCTGGGAAGCGGCATTCTGCCAGCTCTTACGGACACGGTACCAGCCGGAAATAGTGGTGCTTTCAGAATCCTTTACCGCATCATACTGCGTCAGGTTCCAACGCTCGATGATATTGCAAAGGTTCTGAACATAGGTGTGGCTGGTAGCATAACCACCATCCTTGATGATCTGTGCCGCTTTCTTGTAATCGGTACAGCCTGCCAGACCCTCATAGCGTTTCCTGCTGCCACTCATCGCTCCGAGCAGATATGCTGCATGGTCGGCAATGGAGTCTTCCACACAGGCGTACTTGCGGAAGTCAGCAGTGATCGTCACATAGCTGCCATCGGTATTCTGCTCCTGCGTTTTCTTGGGATAGACAGACTTGCCATCCCAACTGCTGCCGCTCCAGCTGTTCCCGGAAAGCGAGGTCTTCATGCCGAAGCAGTTATTGGCATTTTGTGCCAGCTCAGATTTACCGTAGCCGGATTCCAGAATGAACTGTGCCATCGACACGCAGGCAAGGATGCCAGTGGTTTTCTGGTTCGCAGTAAACAGCGGGCCAATCTTTGCCACTGCCTCTGCTTCCGAGAGATTTTTCAGCGAAGAAGCCTGCATGCCGGATGAGGATGAACCGCCCAGTGCTGCAGTTACCCTTGCGGCCAGATCACCCAGGCGGGCATACAGCCAGTTTCCAGGGCAGCTTTTCTTCGCAAACCAGCGGTGAACGGTCAGCACCATTTCATCTGCCGCCGGAGCATAGTTGAGTGTCTTATTTTTATCACCCAGCCACAGGAGCTTCTTCTTCCCGTTACGCTTGCAGATATCAATGCAGAGCTTGACCAGAGAGTCATATACGGCACTGTTCATGGCATACGGCTCATTCATGTCGCTGGCGCATTCGATGGTGACCGCCCTCTGGTCATTGGCATTGCTGGACGAACACCAGCTGCGGTTCTTTTCTTTGACACAAAGCGACACACGGCCGTCTGTGCCGATGCCGTAGTTGCAGCTTGCCTGACGGCTTGTGCTGGTGAAACAGCCGCAGATGCTTTCCGCAGAAAGCTGACCGACCACACAATGCGGTGTGATGCGGTCGATGCTGTGTGTCCTCTGCCCGGAATGGTTCGGGGAGAGCTTAGTGTAAACAACGAGTGGACTATTGGTATATCCCATAATGATTTCCTCCTGCTAAAAAAATTGAGGTCCAGATCACTCTGAACCTCGTACTGTAGTTATTCTGTTGTTACGGGATCAGCAGTTTCATGCCGACCCGGATGGCATTGGAAGTCAGACCATTCAGCACACGGATATCTGCACAGCGGCTGCCGCTTCCCAGTTCCTTATCTGCGATTTTCCAGAGATTATCACCGGGAACAACGGTATAGATTCTGCCAGCTGTGAACGCATAGGTGTCCGCACTGTTCAGGACATATGCGACACCGGCCTCTGCTTCGGCACATTTGATCTTCAGCCAGCCATCACAGAACTGCACGACTTCCACAAGGGCATTCTTCTTGTAGACCGCTACGACCTCTGCATCCAGACTCGGCTTTTTGCGGATGTTCATGAGGGTCTTGAGCTTGCCGTAGGCAATGGTCGCCGGAAGCTCCTCCGCAGTCGGGAACTCATTCTCATCCACTTCGTCTTCAGCTTCTTTCTCCGCCGGGATATCTTCCACAGGGGTTGTGGTTTCCGGCTTATCTTCCGGGATATCGTCCACGACTGCTTTCTCCTCGTTCTCATCTGCACCAGTATCCGGGACAGCCTCTTCCGGATAGATCACGTTGCCGTCATTGTCGAACACTCGGCTGCCGGGATTCTCATCACACTTGGCTTTTGCATTCGCCAGCAGACGGTACGCGCCAAACTGGGATGCCTCATCTTCCCAGACTTCTCGCACACGGTAATAACCGGTCGTCAGTTTTGCGGGATACTCTTTCTTACTCATGGTTCATTCCTCCTAAAATTTGAGGGAGAGGCTGTTACACCTCTCCCCATTGATCAATCGTCCTTATTCTCTCTTTCTTCCTTCAGCTGTGCCAGCATCTCCTTGAGCTTCTCCGGCACGGGAAGACCGATAACGGCTGCGTTTTCGAGGCAGCTCAGGCCTTCATTCGCCAAATAAAAGAACACCACTGCTGTACGGATGGCCGCTCCATTCTGGAGGATCTGTGTGTCGATGATGTTGGCAATACCAACCAGCACAAAGATACACACCTTCTTGGCGATGCCCTTAAAGCCAACTTCAGAAGAAAGCTCATGCTTGATCGCTGCCGCCAGCACCCCGGTGAAGTAGTCACAGACCACGAACACCACCAGTGCATACAAAAAGCCGTCAAACCCGCCAAAGAACCAGCCCAGGAAACCACCCAGACCTGCGAACATCCATTCAATCTTGTCGATCACATTCTGCATAATCTTGTCCTTTCCTGCCCATTTGGGCATAAAAATAGACGGTCAATGCCGCCTTGTGTATACTCCTTCTATAATGAACACCGTTTCACAGGCATTTGGGAGGTATGTCTGTCAGGGACGGTGGAAATTTAATAGAATTTATTGTCCAATCCAATAAACTCAATCTCACGGAACTCATTCGGATTCTTCTTCATGATCCAATCAATATAGGTAGAAATAATCATGGCACAGATAAAGTACCCGACTGCATTGTAATGACCGCCACGTTTCTGCTGATAGAGAAAGCCGGAATTATACAAAGCTGTTCCATAGGTATACAGATCAACCAGATAGACGCGCTTAAATATTCCTGCAATCTCCCGAACTGCCGAATTGTAGCCAGCATTTTCTACAGATTTTAATGGATCAGTCAGAATAAAAATTTTAGCTTTCGGCTGCATTTCCTGAATCTTCTGAATGATCTTTCCGTAATTGCCATAATAGGTGTCTGGATTCTGTGTGTAGTCGCCGAGATTGATATCTTCCACCGTACCAATCTTGTACTTTCGATTGTTTTCATTTTGTCCAAGACCGATAATATAAGCCTCGCACTTATGATTTCCATCAAAGCACTCCGTTGCAAGCGAACTGGAAAGGAACGTATCACAACGCAGTCCACCCTTAGACCAGTTGTAATAGGTATTCCCGGTCATTCTAGCAAGATACTGTCCCCAGGAATATTCAAACAAATCCTTCCCTCCTGTGGTGCCATCGGCTTTTTTGTATACTGCTTCTCCGCTTGCAAGGCTGTCACCAATGCAGCCCACATGACGAAATACGGTCATTAAACCAGCATCATTTCGAATCCGTTCCAGAGGATTATCTGAGAGATTCAAGCCTAACAGATCATTGATTCCTGCTGTCAGTCTTTTTTGGATATCTTTTTCCAATTTGTCTTTTGTGATTGCTTCATCAGCAATTTTCTGCGTAGTAATTGCAGCATCTTGTACCTTTCCGGTAGATACGACCGTATCCATAAACCAAATCTTGGCAAAATCTTTTAAATTTTCTTTATACATGGTCAGGCGGATATACGCAGTACCCTTGGGGCAGATAAAATCCGTGTAGCTTAAAATACCACCCTTTTCCTGATTGTACTTCAATCCTGAAATATACTTTTTGTCCTGATCATAAAAAGCAAGACCTGAAACATCAGTGGAAGCTGTACTCATACTTGCGCGTAAAAGGCATTTACTTCCACCATACGGGAACGGCAGATAGTCCTCTGTTGCAAAATAGGTGTTTGTTCCCGGTGTATAAGTCCGCAAATCACCCTTCGCACGTGCAATATACAAATCCGGTGTCAAAACAATCTCCAGCGGGATTTCCAAAAAGGCAGCATTTTTCACCTGCACAGCGTTGTCACACAGTTTCTCTGATGTTATCGCTTCATCCGCGAGATTATCCGTTTCAACACTTTTTTCTGCCAATTTTTCATGTGTTACCGCACGATCCACCAGATGCCCCACTGAGATTCTATAATCATCCAACCAGATACCCACGCCATTGAGATTGTCCTGCCCCATACAGCTCATGCGTATATAAGCAGTTCCATCTGGGCAGAAAATTCTGCGAAATGCCAGTTTCTTAGTTTCCCGATTGTAATCGCTTCCGCTGATAAATTTCTTATTTGCATCATAAAATGCAATACCCGATTTATCGCTTTCAACTGTGGACATGGCAGAATATACTTGAAGCCAGCAGCCTCCATATGGAAACGGAATATAATCCAACGTGGCAAAATAAACATTTGAGCCCTGAGAGAAATTATCTAGCCCACCATATTTTCTCGAAATATACTTATCTGCAGTCCAAACCAGTTCTGGAGTAATGTCCAAGAACGACAGGCGGCTTCCATTTACTGCACCTTTCAAAATACCCTTGCCACTTCCAATTGCTCGAATATGGGAACCGACAGAACCGTATTTCGTTCCCTCTTCATCTACTCTTGCATCCACAACCTCTGCTGCATAGTCCTTATCCTTGTCAGTCGAAGCAGACACATTAGCATCCAGTCGCTTGTCCAACGTATCCATACGGCTGTTCAGCTCTGCCTTGTTGCTATTAGTAAGGCTTTCAGCAGAATTCACCCGACTGTTCATGTTGGATTCTGCGGTATCCACATACTGGATGAGACGTGCTTCTGTATCTTCCATTTCCTTGACAGCCTCTGCGATCTGCGCACTATAAAGACTGTATTGCATCCAGTAAATTTCATCCGAGATTGCAGTACCGACCGGCACAGGTCTTCTGCTGATATAGCTCTCACCGGACGCCTTATCCAGAACGATACTGAGTTCTTCGTATTCCTTATTGATATCCCATACACCATCGTGTTTCGGAACAATTCTTCTTCCAATAAATTTAGACATAGGATTCTCCCTTCTGCCGGACAATTCCGGCTACAACTACTATCGGTTCATCCAGCAGATTGGGAGGCCCTGTCTTGGGAAAATCAAGGGTTACATAGTACCCCCCCCCGAATTTTCTGACGATTCATCATATTGTTTCCTTTCCCGGCATAATGCCGTTTTATTTGCTGTCTTCTGTCAGCCACGCACGGATCTGGCAGTAATAGCCGTCTGCCCATGCCTGATAGCCTCTTCCGGACGGGTGGATGCTGTTGGTCAGCGTCCGGCTGGTTTCCGTGAATCGGTTCGTCACCGGCTTATCCGAATACGGAAATGCCAGACGGCGGTCCGTGCGAAGACCGTGGGCAAAACAGGTCACGTTTTTGCGATACTTGCCAGCATCAAATGCCTTGATCAGTGCAAGGTTCAGCGTGTTGATGCTCATATGGAAGATACCCATGCTGGAACCGCACTGATAAGAATAATCCGAGCCGGGACCACAAAGACCGATACCGATCTTGCAGTTCGGGAAGCCCGTTTCCTTATCCAGCAGCGCATCGATGAACTGCTTCGCCTGATCCACGAACTTCTGCACCTCTGCTTCCGTGCGGTACAGTGTAGTGCCCTGTGACACATCATTGGTGCCAAGTGCGATCAGGAAGTAATCGATGCCCTCATAGCCGTTGGTCTCGCAGTATTTCTGGAAATCCAGACGGCCTTTGATCTTGTCCCAGAACGCATTCGTTTTGCCGGCGTAATCCGTATCTGCCAGATACCGGGCAAAGGTCCAGCTGCCGCGTCCTTCGTGCTTGCCGCCAGACGGTCCTCTCGTTCCCAGCTGGTGGATCACGCAGTCATTATCCTCTGCCAGCAGGCGGTACACTTCCGTTGCCACAGAACCATTGTCCACGAGAGAGTCTCCACAGATGCAGATATTCTTCGTGAGCTTGTCCTTCAGCTTATGGTGAACCCTGACCTGGACAGGTTTGGACGATACCGTATGGCAGTCATCTTCATCCAGACGGCGGACGGTCAGTGCAAAATCCGTACTGTCCTTCGTCGGCGTGTAGTTCATGCAGTACTCGTTCCGGGTCAGGCTCGGTGCATTCGTGCCTCTGGCGAGCACATACAGATTTTCCTTGCCATCGTGGCGGGAAAGACAGTCAAAGAAGATGGAAAGCTGGCGTCCCTCCATGCAGTCCCAGTGGGACGGGGTCACGATGTCATCCTCTACAGCCGGAGTAATGGCTTTCTGCACATAATCCGTGATACGCTTCGGGATGAAAGATGCCGCGTTATCTGCGAAGAGATCACCCGCTTTGTATTCCTTACCGCCCACAATGAACTTCACATCCGGGTGAATGTGCGGATTATACAGCTTGCTCTGATACCAGGATGCAATATAGAAACCATTCGTACCCAGCTTTCGGAACAGGCTGGTGTCGTACAGATTGATGGTTTTCGTACCAGCGTCATAAGCGAGAATGCGCATCGGCATGCCAAAAGTCGAGCTGGGTGTGTTAAATGCCATCTCCACCGGATCGCCTGCCGTGATCCACTCATAGTGGAACGTATCCGGAACACCCAGACACTTGGTACTGACCTGGATCGTACCGGCATTCTGGTCAATGGTAATGCCACCGCTTGCCAGATACATATGGCGGGAATCCTTACCGGCAAGATCCGTGCGGAGCTGCTGGAAGCGGTCCTCATACTTCTTTTCGATATAGTAGTCACGCCGCTCTTCATCGAACAGCTCACCAGCCTTATAAGTCGTGCCATCCAGTACAATGCTGAAAGAAGAACCCATGTGCGGATACCAGAAATGGTTTTCATACCATGCAGCGATATAGTAGCCGTTTACTCCCAATGCCCGGAACTGTGCAGTGTTGTAAAGATTGATCTGATCTATGGACGAGTCATAGGCAAGGATCAGCATGTGATGCTTTTCTGCTTCCGTACTATCCAACATCGGTGCCGGCTCCTCACTAGCACTGATCCAGTAGTAAGCACCGTTATCGACAACCGCCAGGATACGTTTCGTGACCTGAATGGTGCGGTTGACCGTATCGATCGCAAACTGGCCTGTAGCGAGGAACATCTTTGCTGAACGGTACTTGTGCCAGGTCATCGCAGTATTCGCAATCTTGGCTGGATTGCCATAATTGATCCCGTTGATGACTGTACCGCTGCTCGAAGGAGCTGCGTACACCACATTCCAGTCAAAAAAGACCGCAAACACAAAGCGGCCCTTTGTGAATAGATCGCCCCAGCTATCGCCGCTTGTATTTTCCACCTTAATGACAGGGACTTCTGTCTTTTCTCCCGTCTCGTTTGCGGATGCTTCCGCACCATCATAGTAGATCGCCCACCATTTTCCCACTACTGCAAAGTCAAACGAGGTACTGTTTTCCGCCACCAGTTTCGTCTGCTCGTACTGTATACCATTTGTACGGCGGCAGACATACACACTCTTTCCCTCCGGGAATGTGACTGTCACCTTGCTGCCCGTGAACCTGATATCCACGCTGCCGTTCATCCACTGCCAGCCTGTTGCGTAATTTGACAGCAATCTCATCGGGAGCATGTTGTCATAGAGGTACACCGAGAGCTTCGAGAACAGCTTTTCATTGGTGGTGACAGAGATGAAACGGGTATTCGGAAGCAGTGTGATCACATAGTTGTCATAGACCTTGCCGCTCTCTGCCCGGAAACAGCCACCGAGGAACTTACGGTCCATGTCATAGCAGACCACGTTGTTATAGTCATTCCGGCCGCTCATATAGCCGAACTGACCGTCCACCAGAATCGCATCACCGCTGACCGGGACCATGTGCGCCACGCGCCAGCTTTCCGAAGCTACAAGGTTGCCGTTCTGGTTTGCGTAACCATTTTTGATCACCCAGTTCTTCATGATATTCTGCATGGAACGCACCCTGCCGACCGCACGGATATTGTCACCGGCTGTGGGATAAGTCTTTCCCTCATCATCCACACGGGCATCTACAAGCTCCTGTGCATAGTTGGCATTTTTATCTGTAGATGCCTTGACGTTGGCATTGATCTGGGCTTTCAGCGTTTCTGCAGTCTTATCCATCTCGGACTTACTGGCCGCAACCGCACTGTTTGCGGCATCGACCTTCTGGGTGATATCCGCTACATCCTGTGCGGTCATCTTGCGCAAGGCTGCCACATCTGATGCAGTATCTGTACGAAGCTGCTCTACATCTGCCGCAGTATCCTTGCGGAACTGCTCCACTTCTTCTGCCGTATTCTGACGGTACAGAGCCATCTGTTCCGAGAACCGGGAACACATCGCCCAGTATTCCTCCTGTGACAGAAGCGTTCCGGCCGGTACAGGTTTCCGGCTCATATAGCTGTCGCCTGTGGATTCCTCATACACAATGGTAAGAGGCTCATATTCTTTTGCTTTGTCCCAGACACCATCATGGCGAGGGACGATTCGGTTTCCGATATATTCCGACATATTTTCCCCTTTCCCGGCTCTATCAGCCGTTTGTAAACTCTACGATCAGCCGTCCGTCACCGTCCATTGAAAAGATGAGCTTCAGACCGTCTTCAGTGGTGAAAGCAAGATAGCCGTCATCCGTAACCGTACAGTTCAAAAGATTTTCAATGAATTTCTGGATGGTGCTGGATTCCGACTTGTCACTGAAGCCGAGTCCATCCTCCGACACAACGGCAAAATAGCCATCGTCCGTGATATACACTTCCAGCAGTCCCTTGCGGATAGCTTCCACCACACCCGCGTAGGTATAGGTGGCGATCTTACCGTTGTTGATGGCCGCCCGCTCCACCTTCAATGTGAGGGAGAACGAACCAAGGACATCACCCGCTGTGCTGAGCATAACAACATCCAGCGGAAACCGCCCGGCCTGTGCGGTCATGAAGGTCGTGATCGTAAAGACGACCGCCCCATTTTCAACAAACACAAGGTCGGATGCTGTTTCGCTGGTGTAGTGAAAGATCGTACCGTCCGGTCTGGTACCGGAACAGGCAACGATGCAGTCCTGTGGCACGGAATACTGCACCGAGTTGTTATACAAAACACAGCGAACTTTCCGTGCTTTGTTGTCATATTGTTTGACTGGGACTGTCACCGGGATAAGATTCTCCGTCAGCGACAGCTCCACTTTCTGATAAATGCTTGTGACCATTACGCGCCCCCTCCTTCCTGATCGGTCTTCTTATCATCTGTTTCTTCTTTGTTCCCATTATCTTTTCCTTCGGTGTCCGGGTTCTCCGGCTCCGGCTTTTCCGGTTCCGTCGGTGTGGTCGGTTCCGTTGGCTGTTCCGGCTCATGGCCGATGGTCTGCCACTGTTCTCCATCCCAAAGCTTTAACCGAAGGTTCTTCTTATCGACCCAGAGCGTATCTGCTGCTGGGGCTTCCGGTGCGGTTTCCGATACCGGGACACTCGGCTGGTACTTTCCATCCAGTTCTTTTTCGACCTCTTCCGACAGCTTCTTCGCCGCACTGTATCTCTCGTCCAACTCCTTTTGCAGATCTTCCGAGATTTCCGTAAGGGTGCCATACCGCTTATCCAGTTCCTCATATAAATCCTTGGACAGCTTTTTTGCTGTTTCGTACCGCTGATCGAGCGTTTTCTGAAGCTCGGCAGAAATGGCGGTCGCTGTTTTGTACCGCTCATCCAGTTCCTTCAGCAGCTCCTCGGAAAGCTCTGTGGCTTTCTTATAGCGGTCATCCAGTTCTTTGAGGGTCTGTTCCAGCAGGATCGCTGTCCTGACTGCAGTGTCATCCGCCTCCCAGCCATAGCCCCACGTCTTACCGCCATCCGTGGATACAAACAACCCAGCAGAGCTGTTCTTCCATGCGACCGTGGACTGTTTCAAAGTCGCCGCATTGAATGCATACCGGGTCGTATTTCCCTTATTGTCAGTTTCATTTTTATAATGAAGGCCAAACAGCGCAGCAAAAAGCGCACCGTCATAAATGATAGATGCTGTGATCCCACCGACCTGCTCTCCCACTGCCGTTTCCGCACGGACTGCCGTATCATAGGCAATCGTCGCTGTATTCCGGATGCTGTTGAGCGAACCTGTCAGAGAAGAATTTCGGCTGCTGACCGTTGAGTTTGAGAGCGTGATGCTGTTATAGCGTTCCAGTAGCGCGTCATACTCTGTTTCGGTGACTTTGGAACTGACTTCGATTCCCAGCTTTGAGATAAACACATGGACCGTATCGCAAAGGGAAACACGCTCTGCTTCCACGATGTCCTCATACCCCGGCGCATTCCAGAGCTGTAAAAAGTCGATCTTGATATCGATCTCCGGCTCTGTTAAGTCCGTGGTGTCGATATAGTTCTGTGCGTATTCCCGGAGTGCCGCTTCACTCGGCTTTTCCTGAAAATTGCTAGTACAATCCAGCACGGTGATCTTCTGGTAGGGGATCGACCGTTTGCTTTGCAGCACCACCTTCTCCGGCAGTTCCATGACCGCCTGGGTTTCATTATCCACCCAGTACGGATGCACACCCGTGATGGTGTTCTCGATGGATTTCTCCATCTTGAAGTCTGTCAGGTTCTTCCCGTAGATGATGTGGACATTGTGATCCGCACCTCTGGTTTTATGAAACTTGACCGTGTACCGATCCCACTCGAATTCACCGCCAAAAACATCCAGAACTGACCCGGCCATACCTCCAAGGCAATTTCGGAAGGAGGATGGAATTCCAAGCGTAAAGGTGGCACTGGAGTCCACATCCGTCCAGACATCGAAAGGGCAGTCAGAAGCAGCGTGGCTTTTCAGCCCCTGCATTGCTCCCGCACACCCAGTCACTGAGAACGGGGAAACTGTGATGAAGTTCAGCTGGTAGGAAATGTGCCGAGCCTGAACTTCCAGCTTTCCATCTATCGGGGTCGTGATCTTGTAGATGCGGAACGGCTGAGACTGCATGGTATCGGATGGCTTGGCAAGGATGATATTCCCCTCCTCCAGCATCTCTGCATGAATGCCATCTGCCGGACAGACCAGCTTCAGTTCATAGCTTCCGTTTCTCTTTTCCGTTACGGTACAAGACTGTGCATCTGCCAGCTTTCCAATACCGTTATGATTGAACTTCATCTCTGTTGATGCATATAAACATGGGATCACTGGCTGCACCTCCCTCTTACAGCGTCCACCAGCGTGGAGTCACCTCCACCGCCGTGATGCCGCCTGTCCATGCGATTTGTGTCTTTCCCTCCGGCAGTTCCGGGAAATCATCCGAAAGGATGGTCTCATTGCAGAAGCCGGAAGCGTTGTAAGCGTTGTGCGTTTCACAGTTGAGCAGCACGTAGTCCTTGATGCTGTGGATGGTGATCTTCTCCTCACCCACATACAGTTCGCCGCCAGAATCCCCGTAGATCTTGAAGATAGGCTGTGCCGGAAAAGCGAAGGGGTTCTTTAAGGTCGACCTGCCATCCAGCCGGATCACCCTCTGCCCATCCACGCTCCAACGCTGGGGCTTACAGTTGAATGTCAGCTCCATCTCAGCGGCTTTCTGGGCTGTCACATCAAATTCCAGAGCATCCTTGCAGACTGCCATCCGGAAGAAATCCGGGTCGTAGGTGTCCTGCAATTTCTGATACCCGATCGGAGATAACAGCCATGCCTTGACCGCTGCGGTCTTGGCAGGCAGACCGTTGAAGAAAAATGCCTTATACTTGATATCCACGTTCTGATATCTGCGCCTGCCTGTCCTTGCATTCTCGGTGATGATGTCCCCGTTCCTGCCTGGTACGGAGGTACTCTCCACATCCGCAGCCGGGGAATCATACACACCGGGTCCAGACAAATATAATAGGAAGTCCTTACTGGACTTCCCGGCAAAGGACAGATACTGTCTGGCGTATCTGCCTTTAAGCTGAAACTGTGATACTGTCTGCTTTGGGGCATTGTAGCCCATACGCATCTACCTCCTTTACTTGAAGACCGAATCATCCTCGTGGATCATGCCGTTGATCTTATCGGCAACGGTCTGTGCGAGTTCATCATCGTTCCGGGCATTGTAGCCATTGACCGTGATATACACACCGCCAAGGTTGGTCGTCCGGGTGGTGCCGCCTCCGGCCAGAGCCGCCTGCGGGAAGTTCCAGCCAGAGCCATCGAAGTGCGGCAGGGTCAGTTCCGGCAGACTGAAGGAACTGATGCCCTCCATACCCTGCTGCACCTTTGCTGCCATCGACTTGATCTGGCTGATCAGTCCGCCCTCGCCTTTCTTGATGCCGCCGGAAAGCAGCTTCATAAAGTCGGGCATATAGGTGTCCGCATCTGCCAGAGGTCCTTCATCCGGTACCGAGAAGTGCAGGAACGAGCGGATACCTCTTGCCACACTCTTGACCGCATTGCCGACCCAGCTGACGCCCTTTTTGATACCTCCGGCGATACCGCCAACGATGTCTTTGCCCCAGCTGACCGCCGAGGAAGCCACATTCTTGATACCGCTCAAGATGGACGATGCCACATTGCCGATGGCAGATGCCGCATTGGAGATTCCGTTCTTAATGGCATTGACACCGTTCGTGAATACAGAAGTGACATTGTTCCAAATATTCGTCACACCCTCCCGGAAGCCATCGCAGTTTTTCCAGAGAGCGGTCAGTCCCAGACCGATGCCGCCGACTGCTGCCACTGCGATACCCGCAGGACCGGCCAGACCGGCCAGTGCTGTGCCTGCCGAAGCAAGCACGCCTCCAGCCGAGGAAGCGATACCAGCCAAAGCCGATCCCGCACCAGCAGCCAGACTGGATACAGTCGTGCCAACCGAACCGAACAGTCCTGCGATTGCGGAGCCGGCAGAACCAGCAATTCCGCCCAATGTGGAACCCACACCAGACAGAAGCCCGGAAAGACTGCCGCCTAAACCACCGATCTTCGATACCACACCGGAAAGCAGTCCGCCCAGATTCGACAGGATTCCACTGCCGCTGGAGCTAAGGCTTCCCAGCTTCGAGATAATGCCAGTGATGCCTTCTCCGAGGCCGCCCATCTTGGAAGTCAACCCAGAGATCAGGTTGCCAAAGTTCGACACGATCTGACCGCCATCTGCACTGCCGATTTTCGACAGGAAACTGCCGATGTTGGACAGCAGGCCGCCGCCGTTCTCTGTGCCGAGAACATTGCCGAGGTTCTGCATCGTACTTCCAAGGTTTCCGATGGTGTTCTTCATGGAACCGAGCTTGTCCACAAGCCCCGTGACCGTATTGACCGTGTCACCGACTTTGCTGATGCCGTTGCCCAGACTCTTTAGGAAATCCGAGTCGAAGGTATCGCCAAGGCTGCGAATCGCATTTCCAAGGGAACTGGTCTGAGAACTCAGCTCTCCAATGGAATCCTTCATATCCGCAAAACCCTGCTTCACTTCATCGCTCATGCCACCGACTGCGGTTTTGGTGATACCCTGCAGGTCAGTCCAGAGCTGCTGGAACTGTGTTTTCAGACCGGAAAACCCGGACATCAACTGGGACTGGATACCGCTGCCCACATCCCTTGCAGCACTACCGATACCGCTCTGACTTTTCTTGATCGTGGTGGCAAAACTGCCGACCACGGAATCCATCCAGTCGCCCAGAGAATCTACCGGGGTCGTGAGGTTGCTGCTCATAGACCCGGCAAGTCCCTGCACGGCTTTCACCACCGACTTGACATTTTTCTTAATGCCGGTTGCCAGCAGCTTCATGAAGTCGGGCATATAGGTATCTGCATCGGACAGAGGACCTTCGTCTGGCACAGAGAAATGCAGCAGACTTCTAACCCTGCTTGCGACATTTTCTGCCGCTGCGATCACGGAACTAGCCGCTGCCCGGACACCTGCCGCCATCTGGGAACAGATATCTGCACCCCAGCGGTATGCCGAAGAAGCAATCGAACCGAGCGAGTTAAAGCTGCTCCTGATACTTGCGACACCAGAAGAAACCGTGCTGCGCAGGCTGGACATTGCCGAAGACACCGTGGACTTGATGCTGTTGAAAGCAGAGGTCGTAGTGGATTTTAGTGTGTTCCAGCCGCTTGTGACCGTACTACGGACAGCTGTGACAGAAGAAGTCGTAAGGGACTTGATACTATTCCATGCAGTCGTAATGACTGTTTTGATCCCATTCCAGCTGGTGTTTGTCAGAGTTTTCACTGCGTTCCATGCGCTGGTCATGGACGATTTTACAGAAGCAGTCGCCGAAGTAGTCAGAGACTTAATTCCGTTCCATGCTGTGGTGATAACGCTCTTGATTCCGTTCCAGCTGGTCGTTGTCAGCGACTTCACCGCACTCCATGCACTCGTCACGGAAGATTTGACTGCTGCTGTTGCAGAGGTCACATTGGATTTCACCGCCGCAAAGCTGGTTTGGATGGTGGTCTTGATGCTGTTCCATGTGCTGGTGGTACTGGTCGTAATGGAACTCCATGCGGATCTCATCGCGGCACTTACACCTGCCGTTCCGGTTCTTACCGTCTGGCTTATGACTGCCCAGCTCTTACTGTATGCCTGCTCCACTCCCCTCATGGAGTTGGTGATGGAGGTAGACAGCGTGGTGGACAGGTTTTCTGCCGCCGCAGTTACAAGACTGGTGTTGGTCGTGATACCGTTTGCCAGTCCCTGCATGAAGTCCGGCATCCAGCTTTCCATATCCGCCAACGGTCCTTCATCCGGCACGGAGAAGTGCAGAAAGGAACGGATACGGTCCGCCACTCCCGATACGGCACTTGCCACATCCTGAATCCTCGACTGGATACCGGACACAATATTGCCGATCATGTCCGAGCCCCACGAGAACGCCTGTCCAGCCAGCCCCTTGATAAAGGAGACCGCACTGTTAAAGCCATTCGTGATGGTGTTTTTGATACCTGAAATCGTAGAGGAAATCCCGGATTTCATCGAGTTAAAAGCTGTCGTCGCCGCACTCTTGATGCTGTTACTGAGGGACGATACCGTGGATTTCATGGCATTCCAGCCTGAAGAAACTACCGATTTGATGCCATTTACCACCCCGGAGATCTTGCTGCTGATGGCGCTCCAGATGGAAGAAACCGTGGACTGGATCGCAGAAAGGACTGTCGAAATGACCGTCTTGATCGCATTCCATGCCGTACTCATTCGAGTCTGGATGCCAGTCAACAACGGAGACAGGAACGATACAATGGCATTCCACACCGTCGTCACTGCAGTCTGGATCGCAGTCAGCACCGTGGAGATGGCTGTCTGGATCGCAGACCAAACCGTAGAGAAAGTCGTCTGTAATCCAGTCAGGATCGGAGTCACAAAGGCGACGATAGCATTCCAGATAGAAATAATCTTCGTCTGGATCGTGGTCAATGCCGCACCGATCAGGATCTGGATCGCCTGCCAGATGGTCTCAAACAGATATTTGAATGCATCCAACAGAGGTGTCATGGTGTTGTAGATGCCATTCCACACCGAAGTGATCGTCGTGCTGATGGTGTTCATGACCGTAGAAATCGCGGTCGAGATCGCCGTCCACACAGTTGTCACCGTGGTATGGATCGTATTCAACACAGAAGAAACTGCTGTGGAAATGGCAGTCCAGATGGTGCTGAAGGTCGTCTGGATACTCGTAAGTACGGTGGTGAAAAACCCAGACACTGCTGTAAATACAGTCGTTGCCACACTTTGAATTGCAGAAACTGTGCTTGAGAAGAAGCTGCTGATTCCACTCCACACGGTCTCGAAGAAGCTCTTGATACTGCCCCAGACCGTCTGCCAGTCCGTACCGAACAGACCAAGGAACACATCCAGCGCACTCTTCAGAGCAGTAAGGCTCGTGGAGAAAATGGACTTCACGCCATCCCAGATACTGGAGAAGATGCCTTTTACCGCTTCCCATGCGCCGCTCCAGTTGCCGGAGAACACATTGGAAAAGACATCGAACAGTCCCAGTAAGGTATCCAGAACCACACCGAGGATGGTCGAAATATTCTGGAATACGCCCTCGAACAGCGGAGCAAGCACCTGACAGAATCCATCCCAGACAGCTTTCAGTACCTCGGTGACATCCTTGAAGTTAAAGCCCAGCCCGTTGATCTGCTGTGTCAGCTGATCGCAGAAGCCTTTCACCTTGGAAACAATGTCGTTCCAGATGCCGGTAATGGCAGTACGAAACTCTTCATTGGTGTTCCAGAGATTCATGAACGCTGCCACCAGCGTACCGATGACCGCCACCACGGCTACGACCGGCCCGGACAGACCACCCAGAACCACACCCAGCTTGCTGAACACACCGCTGGCACTGCCCACATGGGTGATGAGAAGCCGGACACCCTTTGCAAGAGAACTGAATCCCCGCATCGCTGTGCCGACGGTCGATATGGTCTTGCCCAGCACAATGAGCAGCGGACCGATGGATGCTGCCAAGAGCCCTATCTTGATGATCGTTTCCCTGGTACTTTCATCCATGCTGTTGAGCTTGTCCACGAACTGCTGCACGGCAGATACGATCTTGCGGATGGTTGGCATCAGGATATCGCCAAAAGAAATAGCCAGCTCCTCCAGCTGAGATTTCAGGATGGTGAGCTGACCATTTAAGTTGTCCTGCATGGTTTCTGCCATGCTCTCGGATGCGCCGTCACAGTTTTCAATGGCACCACGCAGTTTGTTGATGTCCGTCTCGCTGGAATTCATCAGGGCAAGGAAGCCGGACATGGCATTCTTGCCGACCAGGGCCTCTGCGTTGGCGGCCTTCTCAGATTCCGACAGCCCAGAAAATGCCACACGGCAATCCGCAAGGATGTCGTTCAGGCTTCTCATGCTGCCATCCGCGTTGCTGGTCGCAATCGTGACCTCACCGATGTTCTTGCCCACAAAGGTCACTTCACCGGAAAGGTTGTTCATGATGGTACGAAGGGAAGTACCAGCCTGCGAAGCCTTGATACCACTGTTTGCCATCAGACCGATGGCTTCTGCGGTATCCTCTGCCGAGAACCCAAGCGCACCGGCGATAGGCGCACAGTACTTGAACGTCTCGCCCATCATGCTGACATTGGTGTTCGCATTGGAGGAAGCGGCTGCAAGGATATCTGCAAAATGCCCGGAATCCGCCGCAGACAAACCGAAAGCGGTAAGGGCATCGGTGACGATATCTGAAGTCGTAGCGAGGTCTTCACCCGAAGCGGCCGCGAGGTTCATGACGCCCTCGATGCCGTTCAGCATGTCAGAAGTCTTCCATCCGGCCATGGCCATGTATTCCATCGCCGAAGCTGCCTCGGATGCAGAGAACTTGGTCTTTGCACCCATCTCACGGGCTTTCGCACGGAGCTGGTCAAAGTCATCCCCGGTCGCACCGGAAATGGCAGAGACCTTACTCATCTCGGAATCAAAATCGGCTGCGGTCTTCACTGCGGCAGTGCCAAGACCCGTCACAGCGGCAGTCACCGGAAGGAACTTCTTGCCTACATTCTCCACAGAAGATCCGATGTTCTGGAGCTTTTCTCCAGCTTCATCGATCTTGGCAAGCGTCGCATTGGTAGTAGCCGCCTGATCCTGTAAGGATCGCAGATTCTGTTCGGTCTCCACGATCTCACGCTGAAGAGCATCGTACTGCTGCTGGGTGATCTCACCGTTGGCAAGCTGCTCATTAGCCTGCTGTGCGGCAGTTTTCAAAGTTGCCAGCTTTTCCTTAGTGGCTTCAATGGCATCCTTCAGCATCTTCTGCTTCTGGACGACCAGTTCTGTATTGGAGGGGTCCAGTTTCAGGAGTTTGTTGACATCCTTCAGTCCGGACTGCGTCCCCTTGATTGACTTGTTTACACTTTCCAGTGCTTTGGAGAGCTTCGTGGTATCGCCGCCGATCTCAACGGTGATGCCCTGGATTCTGGATGCCATTTGCGTAACCACCTCCTCGCAGGCATGAAAAAAGCCCATCTGCACGAAGCAGACAGGCTAAAGGAAAAAATGCTATTAGCTGTGTATCAAAGTCATCCTTTCAGCATACAATATATTTATCAGTAAATTTATCGACTAACCGGTTGATATTTTTGCAAACGTGTGCTATAATGCAATCAAAGAAAGGAGTTGACGATTATGGCTTCTGTTATGAGTGCTATTACCAACACTGTTCCAATCACCCAATTCAACCGTGGTCTTGCCGGAAAAATATTTGAAGATGTCAAGCAGTGCGGTGCCAAGGTTGTTATGAAAAACAATGCTGCCGAATGCGTTCTCATCTCCCCGGACGAATATGTCCGTTTAATGGATGAATTAAATGATGCTCGTCTGCTGGCTGTTGCTTCTGAACGTATGGCACACTTTGATCCCACCTCTTTGATTTCTGAGGAAGAAATGAACCGCCGTCTCGGTGTTACAGAAGACGATCTCGCCGGTTTTGACGAGGTAGAAATCGAATGAGCTGGAAAGTTGAATACCTCCCTGAAGCAGAAAAAGACCTCAAAGGTTTAGATGGTAGCCAGCGCAATCTTGTTCTGAAAGCCATCAAAAAAGTTCAGCAAAATCCACTGCCTGTTGATGAACAGGGCTACGGCAAACCGCTCGGCAATCACAACAGCACTAACCTTGCAGGACTTCTGAAAATCAAACTCCGCTCTGCGGGTCTGCGCATTGTCTATCAGCTTCGACGTACTGAGACATCTATGATGATTATTGTCATTGGAGTCCGTGCTGATGAAGAAGTGTACGAACTTGCCCAGAAGAGAGTTCTGAAGCACGAAAAGTCCGATTGACTTTTTCTGCCTAATCGACTATACTTTGATGATGATCAGGTTTCGGTAACCTTGCGAGGTCCGAGACCGGGAAGATGACCTTCGGGCCACCTTCTTTCTCCCCCAGTTGTGCACGGCTGGGGGATTTTTTATACCCATTGCCAGACGATTGTGCTTATTTCATTCACAATATAAGCACGGTCGTCTGTTTTTCAAAATCTATCGCTAAAAGACATCCATATCATGTTGAGATGCCAGCTCTTTGTAAGGATAGTCGTCATTCTGCCGCTCTGTGAACATATCATTGACCAACCCGATTGTCAGCAGGTCGAGGTCGGCGATGCTGATACCGAGCTGTACACAACGCAGCAGAAAGAGCGGGGTGGTCATTTCCCGCTCACTCTTTCGAGGTTTTTTCTGGATTCCACCTCCGTCTGCACGTTCAGACCCCACAGTTCGATCAGCTGGGGCAGGATCTGATAAATGGAGAAGGTGTTGAACTGGTCCAGGAACTCCTCCGGGCTGTCCGGCACATTGGCCGGGTCTGCATGACGGGCCATCAGCCATGCCAGGTCCTCAAACATCTCCAGACTGAACAGGTCGAGGTTTGAATTATCCTCATCATTCTCTCCCACGCTCTTTTCCAGCTGGCGCAGGTCTTTATAAATGTCACGGCCGAACTTGATGCGGTACAGGCGAGGCACGGCGGCACTTGCCTTAAAGGTGACTTCCTTGCCATCGATCTCGATTTTCTTTGTAACTGCCATAATCGTAATCCTCCATAAATCTCATGTAAAATTGGCAGAGCCGAAGCCCTGCCGTATATCGTGTTTCTTACTCTGCCGGGTCAATGCTCACCAGTGCATTACTGCCGCTCACAGTGGGCAGCTTGCCATCCCACTTCTGGATCTTCTGGTACTCGATCAGCGTATCGGACAGACTTTCTGCCAGTTTACGGTTTGCCTCGGCCTGTGCTTCTGCGGCAATGGAAGTCTTCTGGGCTTCCGCCTCTGCATTGGTGATTGCCACCTGCTTATCCGCTTCTGCTTTGGCAATGGCGGCTTCATTCTCGATCTTCTGCTTATCTGCATTCTGCTGTGCAATGGACTTCTGCTGGATGGCTTCGTTATAGGCATCCTCGAAATTCATGTCGTTGATGACGACTTTGTTTACGAACACAACGTCCTCACCATATTTCTGCACAAGGGATTCTGCCAGCTTCTGTTGTGCCAGAGGCTCAATCTTGGTGCGGTTTGTCACCTCATTGGGGCCAAGTTCAGCCATCGCAGACTTGATTGCCGATGCCACCAGCTCATCACCGACCAGATTCTTGATGTCGGACACATTCGCATACAGCCATGCACTCTTCTCAGGAAGCACCTGATAGGTCACGATGACATCAGCGGCATACACAGGGGTCTTGTCGGAGGCTTCACCCCAGACCTGCGCTTCGATGTGCTTATCCTGCTGCTTGTTGTTGACCTTGTGGATGCTCTGCACAAAGGGAATGCAGAAGTTGAGCTTGCCGCTCTGGATGGTGGTCTCCTGGATCTGACCGAAGCTGGTCTTCACGCCCGTGTAACCGGTGGGGATGATGTGGAACGAGCAGACAGCCAGCACCAGAACGATGATCACTGCGAACAAAGGAAAAATCTTCTTCATAATCGTATACCTCTTTATAATAATGTAAGCAGAGCCGAAGCCCTGCAGTGTGTGTCGGTCACTTAGCCCTGCGGCTCCTCGGTGTGACTGGTGTCTTCGGTGTCCACAGCTTCTGCCTGCGGCTCGTAGACCGCATCGTACCATTTGTTATAGACATCATCGGTGGTGTTGGTGCCGGTCTTTGCCTTGACATAACCGTTTGCAAGAGGGGTTGCCTGCAGGTTCAGGGTGTCCGTCTTGACTTCCTTGCTGTCCTCATTGGTCTCACCCTCGATGGACGGACGGCTTGCCACACAGTTGTACAGCACATGACGGATGTGGCGCTGATCGCCATCGAACTCGAACAGGAAGGCGAAATGCTCCAGTTCCACATTGGCGTTCTCAGCAAGCACGCCGTTGCCATCCAGTTCCTCGTGCATGATGTCCGTGAGGAAACTCTCCGGGATCAGCGCGATCTCCAGATCACCCTCGTAGCCGGAGTTGTTATTCACGACATAATAGGCGATATTGTCCGCATAGAACGGCTCGATCTCACCGTTAGCATCCATAGAAAGACTGACTGCACCGGGGATGCGGACCGGCTTTGCATAGGTGACACTGCCATCTTCGTCAAAGGTTGCCTTAGCATAATGGCAGTTTTTCAGGCCAAATTTGACCTTATTGCTTTTCTTCGACATAGTGTTCCTCCCATAAAAATATCCTGCATGAGCATCACACAGTCAGCTCATACAGGACTTCATACATCTTTTCGGTTTCGATCCAGACCTCGCTTTTCTCGTAGTAGAGTTCGTGTGCGGTCAGGACTCCTTCAATATTTGCTTCCATATCCGGGTCTTTGTAGTCGGTGTACACCTCGATGTCCAGCCGGTTAAAGTGGTGGTACACAAGGTTATCCGCACCAAAGTTCTCGGCTTTCGGATACAGGAAGCAGATAAACGGCGGGTCCGGGCTTTCCCCTTCTGCGAAATGGTCATACGCATAAGGAAGTCCCATCTCCTCCACCAGAGCTTTTACTTCTTCGTGGGTCATTGGTTCCTCCTATTTCAGTGCCTTTTCGATCAGAGACTGGAGCTGCTCGATACCGGCCTGTTCTGCCGGAGCAATATGGGGTCTTCCTGCCACACGACCGCCGCCGCGCTTGGCATGACCCTTTTCCAGCAGATGTGCCAGCTGGTAGCGGTTCTTGGAATGCACCACCATCTGAAGGCTCTGGCTGGATTCCGACTGTTTGGTTGCTACCCAGCTTTCCTTGTACCGCCCGGTTCTGGACGGTGCGCCGGACTGAATCTGCTCCTTGACGGTCTTGGCAGATTTACGGACAGCTTTCTTGACCTCGGTGGAGGCAAGGGTCGCATACTCTTTCAAGCCCTCATTGATGGCATCTGCCATTTCATCGATGCTGACGGTTCTGCTCATCCGGCTGCCTCCTTTCCAAACGGCAATGAATCTTCAGCGTTTTCTTCTGGAAATTCATCGGGTCAATGGATTCGATATTGTAGAGCTGCTCCCGGAAGCGGATGCGGTAACCAGTGGAAGTCAATCCTCTGGTCTCACTGCACCACCGCACCGTGAACACCACGCTCATCTGTTCGGCTGTGACCTCACCCTCTTCTTCCTGCGCCTGATAGGTCGAAGCGTAGGCAAAGCAGGTGAAATATTCCTCCCATGTGTTCCGATGGTTTCCGACCTTATCGGTCACAACCGTGCTTTTCTCGATCGTGATCCGCTCATTCAGTTTCTCGATCATCAGAACACCCCCTCCCTCACAGCAAACAGAATGGAACGAAGCGTCAGCATCAGCTGCTTATGGTCAGCTTCGTCCCTGTGCTCATAGAGATACCCCAGCGCATACAGAATCGCCACACGGCAGGTGCTGCGCAGGGCTTCCAGTTCCCTTGTGGGCTGTACCCCGTTCTCCGCATCCCGGTCAGCGGCATTAACTGCCTCCCACTGGTCTTCCGAAAGACGGCCCACGTCCTTGCACATCTGCTCCGCAGAAGATAAAAGGATGCCGATCAGGGCATCCTCATCACTGCTGTCTACGCGGAGATAGGTCTTCGCTTCGTAAAGCGGGATCAGTGCCATAACCGGCTCCTCCTTTCCTGGCTTTCTTAGCCCTGCGGTGCCATCTGCAGAAGCTGTACGGCTTCCGGCAGGATCAGCTTGCCATCCACACGCTGGGTGGTCAGGAAGCCGACCTGATCAGTACGGGCATACAGCTCGTTCAGACGGCGGAAGGTGCGGTTCTGGCGATCAGCCACCCAGTAGTAGCTGTAATCGCCAAAGGCCATGACCTTGCTGCCGCCCTTGAGCTCCGGCATGAAGGCGGAAGTCTTCAGAGGACGGTTCAGCAGGGTATCAGGCTTGCCGATCTCCAGACCCGGCTTCCAGATATAGTTGCCGTTGTTGTCCTTGATGGTCATCAGCTGCAGCACCAGGGCTTCGTTGCAGAGGAACTGTGCCTTCTTGCGGTAAGGAGCCTTCAGTGCATAGTAGAGCTTGAAGATCTCATCGAAGGTAACGGCATCCTTCTTACCAGCGGTCACACCGACCTTGGCACCGCCAGTTTCAGCCAGCAGGCCCAGAGGCTTGCCCACACCGTCACCGGTGATAAAGGCGCGCTCCTCTGCGTTGCCCATACGCACACCGAAACGGCGGGCGATATAGGTGGCGAGGTCGAATGCGGAGTCGTTCAGCAGCTCATTGGAGATCTTGATCATAGTGCCCAGCTTGTAGGCAGACAGCATAGTCTGACCGAAAGTGGTATCGCTCTCCGGGATCTCCTCGCCCTCATCGATCCAGCTGGCTTCACCAGTATCCTCTGCGATAGGGATCTTGCGGGTGCCGGAGCTGGTGCGGATGACGGTCGCCATGCCACGGAAGATGTTGTTCTCCTCCAGTGCCTCCACCAGCTTCTTCTCGAACTCATCGGGAACGGTAAAGCCGCCCTCGGTGTCCTCACCCACAGACAGGGCATTGCGGACCTCGCCGTAATGGCCGCGGTTGCGGATCATGTTCCAGAAGTTCTCGGCATACTCGGCAGTGGCAGTCGGCTTGACATCCTTCTTGGCACCGCTCTTCGGATCAGCGTAGACAGGGCTGGAAGTCGGTGCGGACAGCTGTGCCTCGATCTGTGCCTGCTGCTCCAGACGCTCAATCTCAGCACCCAGGTCCTTGACCTCCTGTGCCATCTTGTTGTACTGCTCCACGGCCTCAGCCTTTACCAGACCGTTCTCGCCGCGGTTCTTCTCCAGAAAGTCCTTGGTCTGCTCCCAGAGAGTGTTGCGCTTGGTGCGCAGTTCCAGAATCTTACTCATAGTGTTTTTCCTCCATAGATTGATTTGTGGTGATATGAAAAACAGCCCGAATGCACATCACTTCATGTACTCAAGCTGCTTCATCAGGATATTGTAGGGGATGCTGCCGTCCTCGGTCTTGCCGTCCATGTCAAGGACAGGACCGGAATTGGCAGGTGGTTCAGCCGGAGGGGTAGGCTCTGCGGACGGTTTCGGGTCAGCAGGTGGCTCCTTCGGCTCAGTGTGTTTCTGGCCCACATCTTCCGGTTTCACACCCAGACGGTTCAGGACGATTAGATCCATCTGACGGCTGGAGAAAAGGTGCCCTGCCGTATCCTTCTGGAACGGCTTCTTTTCTTCGCCCTCGCCCGGTTCACTGTCGGGGTCTTCTTCCGGATTCTCTGGGTCTGCCGGGTCACTGTCCGGCTCCGCCTCTCTCTTGGCAAAGAGGATCTCATCTGCAAAGCCCAGCTCCACCGCCTTCTTCGCATTCATCCAGGTCTCATTGCTCATGAGGTTGGCGATGCGGGCATGGCTGAGTCCGCTCTTTGCAGCATAGGCATTGATGATGCTCTCCTTGACTTCGTTCAGCACCTCGATGGCCTTCTCCATGTCCTTGGTGTTGCCCATCGCAACGGTGCTGGGGTCATGGATCATCAGCATGGCGACAGGACTCATCTGGACAGTATCACCGGCCATTGCGACAACAGATGCCGCCGAAGCTGCAATCGCATCGATCTTGACCGTGATACTGCCCTTGTAGTCCTTAAGCATGGTATAGATCTCGGCAGCGGCGAACACATTACCGCCCGGAGAGTTGATCCAGACGGTCACATCCCCCTCGCCGGATTCCAGCTCATCCCGAAACATCTGCGGCGTTATTTCATCGCCCCAGAATGATTTCTCATCAATGGGGCCTTCCAGCCGGAGGATTCTGGTGTCGTCACTGTTTTTGATCCAGTTCCAGAATTTCTTCATCGGGTTCTCCTTCCATTTTTTCGTGGCTTACTCTCACTCAGCCGATTATCGCTGTCAGGTTCTTCTTCTGGGTCGGGCTGTGTTTCTTTCGGCTGGTTCTGCTGGCCTGCGGCAGCTTTATTCTGCTGTGCCACTCCTGCATCTTTCAGCTTCACATAGCCGCCGTTCAGGTAGTAGTCGTCACCGCCCTCCTCTGCCGGGATGAGGTCCATGTTCTCCAGACGATGCACATCATTCGGAGAGAGGAAGCCGTTGCTGATGCCGGTCGCATAACCGTTCATCCGGCTCTGGTAATCGCCACGGAGCAGACCATCCACATTGAATTTCGGGAAGTAGGTATCCTGCTCCTCTTCCAGTAGCAGATCTTTGATGATGCCCTGCTCGATGCGGACAAGCCACGGGGTCAGGGAATGCATCACGAAGTTCAGCGACTGGTATTCAATGTTGGAGAAGGTCGCCCTGGACAAATCGGCTACCAGATGCGGAGGCACACGGAAGATACGGCAGATCTCCGTCACGGAAAACTGCTTCGTTTCCAAAAACTGGCTGTCCTCCGGTGGCAGGGAGATTGGTTTGTAGGCCATGCCCTCTTCCAGCACAGCCACACGATGGGCATTGGCTGCACCGCCATATGCTGCCTCCCAGCTATCCCGGATACGGTTCGGGTCTTTCACAACGCCGGGATGTTCCAGCACACCGCTTGGCTGTGCGCCGTTCTTGAAGAAGGACGAGCCATACTTGTCCACCGCAATGGATGTGCCGAGGCTGTTCTTCATCATGGCGATCGGTGAGAAACCGATCAGACCATTGAAGCCCAGTCCCGGCACATGGAAGATCTCGTCCCGGCGGAAGTAGAGGTCTTTGTTCTGTTCACCCGGAACTTCATCCGTGTATGCGTGGTAGATATAGTAGAGCTCGCCACTCTCATCTCGGTCGACTTCAACATTTTCTGGTAAAAGAGGATACAGCCCCAGCACCGTGTTCTTGCCATCCCGGACGATCTGTGCATAAGCGTTGCCCCAGAGGAGCAGATGGGTCATCAGAGTTTCCCAGAAGACAAAGGATGTCATTTCCGGGTTAGGCTGGCGATACAGAATCTTATACAGCGGATGATCCCGTGCCTTTTCCTTATTGCCGTTATCGTCTGTTACCCGGTAGAGATGCAGCGGCAGTGCCGCAATGGACTCTGCCAGCAGACGGACACAGGCATACACAGTCGGAATCTGCATGGCGGCTTTCTCATCCACCTGCTCCCCGGCATTGGAACGGCCAAACACAAAGGTCTGCCCGGAATCACGGACGTTATCCGTGACCTTCGGCAGACCTTCTTTTGGCTGTTCTGTTTTAGGAGAATCCCTTGGGTTCTCAAACCCCATCCATTCCCAGAATCCCATTAAGCCTTATCTCCTTTCTCCAGTTCCGGCAGGCCGGCAAGGCTGGTACCAAAGGACGCAACACCTGCCACAATAGCCGCGCTGCCAACTGCAACCCAGTCCACAGTGCCGCCGGGCATCTGTGTCACGACCAGAGCCGCACCAGTCTGGAACATCGTCTTTGCAGCACGGATGCCGGCTGCCTTCCACCATTCTGCACTCATCAGATACTTCATTGTGTTTTCCTCCAAATCTTCATATCAAAAAACGATCATGTCACGTTCGTCGTAGACGCTTCCCTGCTGCTGACCTTCATTTCGGATGCAGCGGTCCAGTGCCATGATCGCAGCGACGATACCATCGATCTTCTCCGGCGACTTCGCCTTGGTCGGCTTGATGTTGCCAGCCGGGTCGGTATCCACGACCACATTCCCCGCCATCCATGCCATAACCGGATTGCCGCCGTGGATGATCCTGCCTTCCATCAGGAGCTTGTAGAACTCCTTGGTAGGCGGGCTCATATCTTTAAAGCCCTGACCGAAAGGAACGACTGTGAATCCCATCCCCTCAAGGTTCTGGGTCATCTGCACGGCTCCCCATCGGTCAAAGGCAATCTCTAAAATATGGTAGGTCTTGCCTAGTTCCTCGATGACCTTTTCAATAAATCCGTAGTGGATGACATTGCCTTCTGTCGCCATCAGGTAGCCCTGCTGATACCAGACATCATACGGAACGGATGCCCTGCGCACCCGCTGGGGGATCGTATCCTCCGGTATCCAGAAAAACGGAAGCATGATGTACTTCTCCTCTGGAACTCTGGGCGGGAACATCAGCACAAAAGCCGTGATGTCTCCAGTGCTGGACAAGTCCAGTCCTCCATAACAGTCACGGCCTTTAAGTGCTTCCATATCGATTGGCTGATTGCCGAGGTCATAGATGTGTTCCGGGATAAACCGGGTCAGCGAGGACACCCACATGTTCAGACGAAGTTGCTTGAACACATTCTCCTCTGCCGGGTTATCCAGTGCTTCCTGATATGCATCCCGGACACGCTGGATCTGAATGGTCTGCCCCAATGAGGGATTTGCCTTATACCAGTTGGCTTCATCATGCCAGTCATCCTCATCTGTCAGTCCATAGACCACAGGATAAAAGGTGTGGTCGATCTTACGTCCAGCCAGCAGGTCAAGGGCTTTCATGTGGAGCTCGTAGCAGATGCTCTCCTTGTCCGTGCCGGCCGTGGTGATCAGGAAGAACAACGGCTGCTCACGGGCATCACCGGAACCTTTGGTAAGGACATCGTAGAGTTTTCGGTTTGGCTGGGCATGAACCTCATCCAGCACCAGACCTGACACGTTCAGACCGTGCTTCGTACCAACTTCGGCAGACAGAACCTGATAAAATCCTGCGTTCCCGTAGTTCACGATGCGCTTGGTGGCTGCCATGATCTTGCACCGTTTCAAAAGTGCCGGGGTCATCTGCACCATTTGGTGGGCAACATCAAAAACAATGGATGCCTGCTGGCGGTCAGCCGCCGCACCATAGACTTCGGCAGATGGCTCATTATCGGCAAAAAGCAGATACAAGGCCACCGCAGCGGCAAGTTCGGACTTGCCGTTCTTCTTACCTATTTCGACATAAGCCGTGCGAAACTGACGGTTTCCCTTTTCATCCACGATGCCGAACACATCCCGGATGATCTGCTCCTGCCAAGGAAGCAGCCAGAACCGCTTGCCCGCCCACTTGCCTTTGGTATGACGCAGGTTTTCGATAAAAGTCACTGCCCGGTCTGCTTTTGCGGCATCGTAATGGCAGGTCGGAAGCATGAACCGGCTGGGTTTGTAGTCCTTCAGTTTCGGATAGTTTTGGGGTCTGCACTCTGCCATCAGCTTCCACCTCCTCCCAGCAGATTCTCCATCTCATCAGCTGCATCCGCAGGACCGCCGTCCGAAGCAATGATCCGGCTTCGGGAGGACGGGGTCAGACCGAACTGCTCTGCAAACTTGTTCATGATCTTCAGATAGGTCTGGGCGATGGACACCTGCGGCACCTGCTGCCAGTACCCGGACGGGGTCTTGACGATAGTGCCGTGCTGGGTGATGAACTCCTCTGCCTCCTTCCATCGGGCATACGCCTGACAGTAACCGGCAAAGGCCGCCATGTCCACTTCGGTCAGGATGCCGATGGCTTCCATCTGTTTGGCAAGTCTGCGCCACTCTTTCTTTGCTTCCGGCTCCAGCCACTTCGGACAGGCCGGTGCTTTCTTATTGGGCTTCGGTTCGCTGGTGTTCAGCGGATGTTTGCCCGGATTACCTTCCAGTTCCTTCATGGCGGTCGGCTTTGGTTTTCTGCCTCTGGTAGCCATTGGCATCTCCTCCTTTCTGCAAAAATGGGTAAAGAAAAAGAACCTCCAAAGAAGTCCTCGAAATATCATTTTCCTAAACAGGAAACTTTTCTGTATAACTAACAAATAGTTTCCCATTTCGGCAACTTTATATAAAACACATCGGATACGAGGCACAGCCCCTTTTCGGGGCGTGTACCTTTTGGGTGCTGTTAGGCGTTGGGGTTGGCTTCCTTCCAAGCCTCGTATTCATCGACCAGCTCCGCTTCCTCGATGACCTGCCAGACGCTGCAGAAGCGGCTTCTCTGCTGCTCGATCTCCGCTTCCGTCCAGTCTTCCGGCTTGCAGCTCATGTCGTGGTAGGCGTCCATCTCCGCTTTCGTCCGGAAGAAAAGGATCTGCTTCAGCTTCAGCGTTTCCTCATTGTTACGCAGGCTGTACCGCCTGTCTTCTGCCGCCCTGCAAAGGCTTCCGAGGTCGCTGCAGCTGAGGGTCATGTCCTGCTTGAAGGCGATCTCGATGCCAATTAGCTTCTTCTCGGTGTCGGCTCCCTGAATGTTCTTAAGGTAGGTTTTTGCTTTGTTCGTCATGGTCTGTATCCTCCGTGTGTTTTGTTTTCCGTAGGGCTTTCCCCTTCGTTGTGACTGTATATTACCGTCACTGCCCGGACATAGCAAGCGGCTATGCTGCACGATCATACACGCCTCTTTTTGTCGGATTTATGTGTATTTCCACACTGGAAGAATCCACCACTACGAGCAAAAGCCCCCGAAGGAGCTCTGCCCTTTTTCAGTGTGCGTTCCTGATGCACCACTCGATTGCGTGACCGGCATCCGTGTAGGTCTCATCGGAAATCTTCAGAAGTTCCAGCCGGCATTCAATCGGTGACCAGCCTTCCTCCGGGTCTTCCACAAAGCCGTATACCGCTCCCTCCAGCATGCCATTCCAGTTCATCTGGGCAACCAGAACCCGGTCACTAAACTGCATGATGCTATCGTAGCAAGGTCTGAGCCGGTCGTAGAAGCTCTCGATGCTGATGTTGTTTTCCGGGAAGTCGATCAAATGCTTTTTCATGGTGAATTCCTCCGTGTTTTCGTTTTTTCCTTGGGGCTTTCCCCTTTCGGTATGTGCATATTACCGTCAGGTGCAGCAGATAGCAAGCGGCTAAAGTACACGATCTTCTGCCCGGAATACCAGGCAGAATGTACATCACTCTGCATCCTGTTCCATGAGTTCCACAATGGTATCGTAGAAGAACTGCGGGTCATATGCCAGCGGTTCCCGTCCGGCTTCCTTATCCATCCTGATCTGGTCTTCCACCATATCCTCGGCATCCTCCAGCGTAAAGGCATCCTTATCGCTGTCATCCATGTGGTTGTAGATTTCCACGATGACATCCATCATCCGCTCTTCCATGTGCTTCTCCTTTCTGGCGCATCCACGCCGCCACATCTGCCCCTGTGTTGGACGTTGTCGGTTCATTCGGATCGTTTTTGCCACCCGTGGCACAAGCCCCTGTGTGGGGCTGTGTCGGGGGCTGTCGGTTTATCTGGTCATCCGTCCCAGCAGGTAGGCTTCTTCCATTGCTTTCTGGATGCCCCAGACCGGAACCTCAATGAAGTCCTCGCTGTCATTATCGCGGGCTTCGAGGTCGCCCCGGCTGTCTACCGCTGCCATCAGGCGCTTGGCGATCTCCAGCAGGGCTTTTTCCTCTTCCTTGGTGATGTTCTTCTTCATGGTGGTTTCCTCCGTTTTTCTTGGTTTTCCGTTTCGGTATGTGCATATTACCGTCTATGTCACACACTATCAAGCGGCTATACTACACAAATATGTTCCCCCGGAACTGTGCGTATTACGGCAGAAGAAAAGGGCCGCCGTTTCCGGCAAGCCCCATGTGTTTCTCTGGCTTAGTAGTCTTCATCGTCCTCGTAATCTTCCTCTTCGTCCCAGTCATCTTCCTCTTCATCCCAGCTGTCATCCTGGTCTTCTTCCTCATCTTTGAAGTCCCACATATCTTCGGTCGGCTGGTTTCTAAGGTCTGGGTTCTGCTCGACATAGTCGGCAACCGCTCCGCAAAGGATGTCCAGAACCTTTTCGTAGGCTTCCTCGCTGTAGACTGCCCAGGCATCTGCAGTCAGCTTTGCGATTTTGTCGTTGCCCTTGACTCCAAGGAACCGCCCTGCAGGGTTGCAGGTTTCCTTGCCGTAGCCGATGCCCAGCTGGTCGCCATCGTTGTAAAAGCGGTATCCGATGCGGCTCATTGCCCTTACCAGCTCCCCTGCGAGGCTGTCTGCCTTGCCCGTCTCCGGTACCAGTTCCTTGAAAAGTTTATTGATGCGTTCTTCGTTCTTCGTCATTGTCGTATCCTCCGTTTTTGTTGTTTTCCCCTTTCGGTGACTGTATATTACCGTCACCTCGGAGCACTATCAAGCGGCTATACTACACGATCATTTGACCCTGCAATTGTCATATTTATGTGCTTCTCATGCCAGCTTTCGGAAGACAGACACGAGCAAAAGGCTGGTCATTTCCAGCCCCTTGCGCCTGTCGGTCTTGCCTTTAGCGGATGATTTCGAGGTAGCTTACGTTGCCCCAGCAGTCCGTTCCCTTGAAGCGGATGCGCTTGTCGTTCTCCCTGTCGAGGGTGAATTTCCGCAGGAGCTTCATCTTCTGGATGCGGTTCAGAAGGTCCTTGCCGTTCTTCGCATCCTCAACGGCATCCCTGATCTCGACCACCGCGCTGTCGCTTCCGTACCAGAGGTTGCTGAGTGCCTCTGGAATTCCGTTTGCAAGGTAAAGGCTGATTTTTGTGTAGGTCATGTTATTTTCTCCTCAGAATGTCATCGTTTCCAGAATCTCATCCATGCCTGTCTCCCAGTCATGGCAGCTAAGTTCGATTTTGCTGTACATCTCTGCGCTGTCCGGCTCATCGAAAAGCCGGAAGCATTCTCTTGCCAGCTCCTCGCTGGTGTGCTGCTGGATTTCATCCGGCTGTCCATCCAGCCGTGTAAAGATAATCTCGTAAGTGTAGCGTTCCATGTTCTTTGCCCCTTTCGTTTTGGTAGCTGTATATTACCGTCACTGCCGGACACTATCAAGCGGCTAAAGTACACGATCATCTGCGCCCTGAACTGGTGGATTTATGTGTTTATCCGGGGAAGTTTCCCTCCCCGTTTTTCTTAGCTGAACATCTCTGCCGTGTCATCGTCGATCCAGAGGTGCATGCCGTCTGCTTCCATGATTGCGTGGTCTTCATGAACCTCGGTGATGATTCCTTCCCGGCTTCCGCTACCATCGAATTCGTTCCAGTGCCATGTTGTCTTTCTTCCTTTTTTCCATGTTCTCCAATCAGCCATTCTGCTGTCCTCCTTTGCTTTTTGTAGCTGTATATTACCGTCACTGCCCTGTGATAGCAAGGCCATAAAACCTCATATTATCAACGATCTTCGTCCCTCATGTTTGGTACATATATGACCCCTGATTGACTTGCTATATATGTGTTTCTGCGGCATTATACACACAACGAAAGCAAAGAAAACCAAACCAAAAACGGAGGACAAAAAACATGAAAAAGACCATTACAGAAGTTGAAACCGCAATCGAAAACCGCATCGCAGAGCTTGAAGAAGAATACGAGCTGGACATTTACGACCGCAACGACATCCGGGAAGAAGAATACCAGAAAGCCGGATGGCGGCACGACCCTTTCCCAGAGGAGCTTGAGGAAGATGACGAAGAAGAGGAAGAGGATTGGCACTACCACAGCATGGAGGAACGACTGAACGAGGTCGGCATGAGCATGAGGGATTTCTTCTAAGGAATCCCAAGAGGCTCCCCAGCAGAGACTGGGGCTCTGCCTCGTATCCCCCGTTTTGGTTTGGTATGATACACAAAACCGCTGCCAGATGTTTGTGTACATTATGGCGGCGGTTCTCCTTGCTATTGTTGCTTTCCAGAGGTAATATACAGTAAACTGGAAGGGGGTTCTCATTCTTTTGAGGCCCCCATTTTCCGTCTAATCGGCTTCGCCCTGCATTGCCTGATGCATCACCCTGCGGTTATGCGCTCTGGCTTTCTTTTTCAGGTCCCTTTTCCATCTGCGGATGGTCACCGCCTTGCAGTGGTTTCTTGACCATTCGTATTCATCCAGAATGTATCTGCCGCCGTGTTCCCTCTCGCCATAAGCCGGCATCTTTCTGTGTCCCATAGGCTCCTCCTGTTAAACTAAGCCCTCCCGGTCTTTTCTGGCCGAGAGGGTATTTTTTCTGATTGTGGTATCTTATTCCGGCTTCGTTCCGTCATCCATCTGGATGACTGCCATATGCCCGAACATGCTGACGAATGCCTCTGGCACCCAGAAGCGTTCCCTGAATTTCTGGATGAGGTCCTGGGGCAGCTCTGCGAAATCTTCCTCTCCCAATCCGCAGATGAAGAAGTTTCCCTTGATGGGCTGCTCCAGCTCCGGAATGTACCGGCTGAACGGCTTCTCAGTGAACATCCCATTGTCGTCCGTTACCAGTGCCACGGCATCCGCTTCCCACGGGTACGTGGCTGTGATGCAGTCGCAGTCGAGGATGCGGTAGAACTCTTTCAGGGAGTTTTCAATGTCCACCACCTGCGGATGCTCCATCGGTTTGATCAGAAGAACTTTCATTCGACCCAGCCCCCTTTCACGATTGCCCAGTCTGCAAGCTGCATCTTCTGCTGTCCGCCCCATGCAATATCCTCTAACGCTTCCTCCGTTCCGCAGCGGTTGCAGATCTGGATGTCCGCCCTTCGGCTGAGTGCCTGCTGCTGATGGTCGTAGCAGTCGGGCTTTGCTCCGCACCTGGGGCAACGTGGGCCGGTCTGTCGCGTTTTACCAAGCCGGTCGAGCGACACCTTGACCTCGGCATCCGTTGCCACACGGTGGCAACTGTCCGCGCCGTAGGCAACGTTCAGATGGCTTCCGGTATCCCAGCTCACTAAAATGTTTCCGGCATCATCGACCCCGTTGCAGGTTCCCTGCGTTCCGATGGTCGGTGCCTGCCTGTCATCCATCTCATCGAGGACGATCCGACATCCGACCGGGAACTCTTTTCTCAGCTTCTCGACCGTTTTCTTATCTGCGAAATTCATGCCTGCACCTCCTCGATCATCCGCTGGGCGGCATCCTTATCCATGCATTCCTTCAGCGCACCTTCGAGGATGTGCATCGGGAAGTGGAATGCCTTGTAGCCGTCATGCAGGACTTTGTAGTAATACCGGCTCGGTGAGCGGCGTCCGAAGTCGTTCTCCATGATGTAGACCATTGCGGTCACCATCTCCGGCTCTGCCCTTTCCCGGAGCAGTTCAATGTTCAGGTCTTCCTTGCGGTAGTAGTTCGGGTAGCCCTCATAGAGGTCGAGGTTTCCTTCGTCCCTTTCCGAGATCTCCCACACCAGAACCGGCGTGTTCTTCTTCGGGTTCGGTGCGATGGTGGCGCAGCCGCGGAACAAAAGCTCCCAGCCGGCCAGCACCGCCTGCCCTGCAATTTTTGCATCCGGGCATCGGTCTGCCATCTGCTCCACCGACAGGTTGCTGCCGTAGGCGATGTAATATTTCTTGTTCTTCATTTGAATCTCTCCCTTCGGTTTTCTCCGCTCTTGTCTGGCGGTATGGTATATATCACTCTTCTGCCCTGATTTATCAAGGCCGATGAGCATCATATACTGCACAATGTTTTTTGCTTTTGATCGTGTACTCTTACATCATCTGCCGCTTCTTCAGATACCGGATGGCTTCCGCCCTTCCGATACTGGCTGCCAGTCCACGCTTCAGTGTGTCCAGCGGAAACTCCCAGTCGCTGTATCCGCCCTGCAGCAGTTCAAAATACTCGGCATCCGGGCAGCCAAGCCGCCGGTCCTCGTGCATCACATAAGCGATGCAGGGCTTTGCCTTTTTCATGCGGTTCCCGTTCAGGTTCCAGACCGGAAGCTGGAACTGCTTCTTGTAGTAGTATCGTGGGCAGCCCTCGTACCGGTCCAGCAGGAGTTCATCGTATTCCGAGAGTTTCCAGACCACCGCAGGTACGCTTTCATTGGCATCCTGCTCGATGGTGGCATAGCAGCCGGTCTTGCTCTTTTTGAACAGAAGCCGGTAGCCCTTGATCTCGGTCGTGCCGACCACCACAGCGTAGGGGCATCTCTTTCCCATCCGCTCCATGTCGAGGTTGCTTCCGTAGGCAAGATAATATCTGGATGGGACTCGGCTGATCAACTCAAACATCTGCCTCACCGTCCTCCCTGCCAGTGAATTCCACGCCCTGGAAATCCTCTGTCCCAAGCTCGATCTGGCTGTCCTGCCACCAGTCCTCTGCCACACGCTGTGCTTCCTCCACGGTCGGCTCTTTCATCTCGGATTCATAAATGGTCACCGTTCTCTGGTAGGTCTCGGTGATGGTCACCTTAAAGGTTCTGCCACCCGGTGTGTTTTCATTTTTTAACGTGCTTTTCATAAACCTGCACCTCCTTCTACCACCTCAAGGGCGGTTGCCCGCCCAAAAGGTGCCCGTGCATCCCGGCTTATTTGTTCCGCCAGGATGCGTTGCCCTCCATGTTCCGCAGAAGGATTTCCCTTGCCGTTGCAAATTCATCCCCGATGAATCCCAGCCTCAGCATCCAGCACCGCATCGCATACTTTTCATTGTCGGTCTGCTGGGGCTTTGGGCTTGCCGTCCTGACCATCTTGGCAAGCTGGCTCATTGCGAGGCAAAGCTGGATATAGGCTTTCATCTCACCGGCGTGCAGTCCGTTGCGCTTTCCGTCCGCTGGGTCTGCGAATTGGAAAAGGCGGAATTCAATGGTCCCTTTTGTAAAGGTGGCATGGAGGTTCAGCATGTGGTACCGACTTGAATTGTAATGGGCATTCCGGTTTTCCCAGCTGGAACCGTTGCCTTCGTACCAGATGTCTTCCAGCTTGCGCATGGTGGTCGGCTTCTCGCGGTTCAGCCGGTCGAGGAAGCGGTGGTCGACCACACGGCAATATTGTCCGGTGCGCCCTGCATCGATTCGGATGGCTCTGCCGATCTGCTGTTCGTGCGCCGCCATGATATTCACAAGGTTGCGGATGGTCTTTGCGGTGTGGTCGCCTTTGCCGATGTGGATGTGAACCCCGCATCCGCGGCTTGGGCCGCTCTTTGCTCCCGCCTTGCGGAGCAACCGAATGATATCCTGCAGGGGTTCGATGTCGTCGTAGGTGAGGATCGGGGTGACCAGTTCGCATTTTTCTGCGTCCGGTCCGTAGATGCTCACATCCCTCTGGAATTTCCAAACCCTGCCCTGTCCATCCTTGCAAGCCCAGCTGTAATATCCGTACTCGCCGGCGGCGTTCCATGCTCTGGTTCCGAAGTACTCGGCGACCTTTCTTGCCGCTTTTTCTCTGGTGATGTTGTTCATCTCGATCTCAACTCCGATGGTCTGGTTCTTCATGGCTTCAATCTGCTCTCTTGTTTTATCGTTCATGGTATGTTCTCCTTTGTTTTTTCCTTGTTTTCCCTTTCGGTATGTGCATATTACCGTCAGGTGCGGATAATAGCAAGGATATAAAAGAACATATATTCGACAAATATAAGGCAGAATGATCGTGTACATTTCTGCAGTTTATCCGCTTGATAATGTACATTTTCAGAGCTAATATCGGTACGATGGAAGAGGGTCTCGCATATTTTCCGGCCCCCATTGGGGGATTGGGAGCTTACGCTCCCGCCTCCAGCATCTGCGCCGTGTCTGCCCCACAGTCGGGCTGTGTCGGCCGGGTCGTATCCGGTGCGACCGTTTCCCCTGTGGCAGGATCGCCGTTCTGTGCCGCCAGTTTCGCGGCTTTCAGGGCATCCCGTTTTGCCTTTTCCCTTGCAAGGAACTTCTGTGCTTCCTCATCCGTGCGGAAAGCCGCATGGCCGGAAAGGTTCTCCATGAGGATCTTGCGTGTCTCTTTGAAATCCGGACCGTTCATCCCCAGCCGCAGGAGCCATGTGCGGAGTGCGTATTTCTCATTCTCATCGTTGACATCCTTTGCCTGGATGCGCTTCTGGCTGATAGCCTGCTGGTTCATCAGCACCGCCAGCTGTGCAAAAGCCGTCAGATGTTCGTGGTCCGGTGCAGTCGGGAAGCCGGTAAAGGTGACCTTCTCGGTGGTGATTTTCAGGCCTTCCAGTGCAGCACCATGTTCAGTCTCATAGTCGCTGACCGCATTGATGAAGTTCATGATGGCAAAGGTGCAGCTATCGTCCTTCAGCTTCTCGACCAGCCCCTCTTCCACATGGAAGTGTCCTCCAGTCGCCTTGCCGATGAGCTTGCCGCGGCTGTAAAGAAGGTTGACCAGGTTGCGGAGAGTCACACCGTTGTGCTGGCTGACCGGGAATGCAAGTTCCAAGTCCAGCGGCACCTCTTCCGGCTGATCTTCTGTCTCCTGCGATTCTGCATCCGGCTCATCCTCTATGGTATCATCCTCAGCCGTATTGTCCGGCTCCAATGCATCCTCGGCTCCTGCTTCCGCAGGTTCATCTTCTGCGGTATCTGCATCTTCGGATTCCTGCTCGTCCAGAACCTCCAGCTCTGCTTCGGGCATCTGCTCAGTTTCCGCTTCGGTCACAGGCTCCTCATCCATATCCGCTGTCAGCTCTGTGTCCTCCGGCTGGTCATCCGTGCTCTCAATACTCTCGCCGCCGCGGATCAGTCCCTCATTCAGCAGGGTCGTCAGCAGCTCGGCATCTGCATTCTCCGGCTCGACCAGAAGGTTGCCATTCCGGTCGATGGTGTAGCTCCCGATGTCGTAAGAATACAGAGGTGCTTTGGTATAGTAAGGGTGGATGCCGGTCAGCTCCTCCATGCGTTTTGCGAGGGTCTTTCTCTCGGCTACGTTCAGTTTAAATTTCAACATAATTCATCGCTCCTTTTCGTTCATTTGTTTTTGTGCATCCCGATGTTCTTTTCGGTAGCACATATATCACTCTAAAACGGATGAATAGCAAGGCCATTTCCCGATATTCTTCATGTTCGACCATTTACACAAGGGACCGCAAAATCTGTTGTGTAAATAGGACCAATATGTAAGCCCACCATATCAACAGGTCGCTTTCTACCTAATAATATAGCGGGCCAGTTTATTCTTCCAGACCTGCACACCACGCGATGCCGGCCAGAACAAAGAATGCGTTGGCTAAGCAAATGCCGTTGCCCCAGATACGGTACTCTGCCGAATCCGTATACGGGTCAGCCAGCCATTTCCGGATCTGCTTCTCCGTCTTCGGCTTCTTGGCATGGGTCACGATCTTACGGTGTGTTTCAAACACATCCGCCCAGAACGCCAGATCTTCCTCGGTTGGGTTTTCCGTTCCGAGATCTCTGCACCACCAGTCAGGGAATCCCTGCAGTCTGGCACACTCGGTCGGTGTCAAACGGCGGACGGTATAGGTCACAGGTGCGGGCTGTGCTTCCGGATTGTCGATGACCAGACGGTCATTGAAGGCATCCTGCCCGTTGAAGGCGCTGGGATGTGCCCCGGTTGCCACGGTTCCCATGACACCCTCGTTCAGATGCGGCACCGGTGCGATAGTGGTTGGGTCTTTGTAGTCCCGTGCCATCAGGGTCGGTGCGACTTCTTTTGCCACCTGCATATAGGAGCCGGTGGTCATGGCATACACATCCTCCGGTGCGCAGACTGCATGGCGGTCAGTGGCATCCAGTGTAAAGCAGACATCCTCATTGACGCCATCCCCCTGCGGACCGTTCTCATCCTTACGGCCGATCATGTTGCCCTGCAGGACGAAGGTCTGCATCTGGTCACTCCGGGTCGCCATCAAAGCGCCGGACTTGCCATGCAGATCGATCAGCTCATTGCGCTGGTTCACATGGAACGCAGTCATCTCTTCCGGCTGTGCCACAAAGGTCTGCTGCTTCATCCCCGGCTCTGCTGCCAGTGCCGCTGACTTCTCTCCCAGATCCCTGACTTCATCCCTCTGATTCTGGGTAAAGGCGACCGGCTCTACCACACAGATGCCGCCCTGATTGCAGGTCGGGTCACCACCGCTGCGGTCCAGTGTCCGGGAGGTCTCCGCTTCATAGAAACCGCTATGCGGATTGTCGGACATCATGGAGTGGCTGGCTTTGGAGCAGACACCATAGCATTTCGGAACGAACAGTGTCTGGTCGTTATTGCAGCCGAGGGTGGCCGACTTTTCTTCCTGCCAGATGGCTCCCTTGCCGCCGCCTTCACACCCGGAACGGATCTTCAGTGTGACTGCCGGGGAGTTTTCAACTTCTTTCACCGGACTTTCCACTGAATTTTCAACAGCGTCCATGACCATCGGGACATTACCGCCGCCCGTACCACACCGGCTTGTCAGTGTCTGCACCTTACCGTCCTCGGAAATCTTCACCCGGCTGTCAGCAGGATGATTTTCCAGTGCGATGGCAGCAGGCACAACACCAGCCCGGAGGGTCGGTGACCGCTCTTCCTCGTATCCGATGCTTCTGGCCTCTGCGGAATGCTCAGTACAAAAACCGGCAGCTTCCAGAACACACGGCTGATGCCCATGCTCCTCTGCCCGGAGGGTTCCGGTCACATCCTGGGAAACATCCATCTGCCTGCCGCCCTGGTCGTTCAGACAGATCCGCCCTCCTGCTCCGCTGCAGCCTGCCTCTCCAGTGCCGCTTTCAGCACCGGCGGCAGCTCTTTGCCACGCACGGAAGCCCTCCGCAGAATACCGAGACACGCCTTCGGACTCAAATAATATCTTTGGGGCACTCTGGTCTGCAAAATCTGCGACAAGGTAGATACGTTTTCTTCTTTGGGGAACGCCCCACCATTGTGCATCAAGAACTCGATACGCGACGCTCCATCCGTCTCCCACGTAGTAGTCAGCGTCGGACCATCCTTTCTTCTCAGGCGCAGGCACCGAGGCGGCCGGTTCTTTAACACCGATGACGGCTTCGAGGACTGCTTTGAAGTCCTGCCCTTTGTTTGAGGAGAAGGCCCCTGGCACATTCTCCCACACGATAAATCTTGGTTTTTCTCCATTGGTCTTACACCTCATTTCCTTCACGATTCGGATTGCTTCGTAAAACAGACTGGACCGTGAACCATCCAGACCGTCCCGCTTACCGGCGATGGACATATCCTGACAGGGACTGCCAAAGGTGATAATGTCCACGGGCGGCAGGTCTGCTCCACTGATGGCAGACACATCTCCGTAGTGTTTCACCTGCGGCAGACGCTTCGTCGTGACCCGGATGGCAAACGGCTCGATCTCGCTGCTCCACACCGGAGTGATCTGCCCGGTCAAAAGACCGCCCAATGGAAAACCTCCGGAGCCATCAAAGAGGCTGCCGAGGGTCAAAGTCTTATTCTGTTCTGTGCTCATGCGGAAGCCTCCTCTCCGAGCATCTGCTCATTCGCTTTCCGGTAAAAATCTCTGGATACTTCAAATCCATAGCTGTTGCGCCCCAGCTCTCTTGCTGCTCTCAGCGTGGAACCACTGCCAGCACACGGGTCAATAATCACATCGCCTTCATCCGTGAAAGTTTCGATCAGGCGTTTCAGCACGGAGATCGGTTTCTGGGAAGGATGAATCTTCGGGTACTCCTTGCCATCCCGCTTCCAGTCAAACCAGTTGAAGATCATGTGGGGCTTGCCGTCCTCACCGAGATTACGGAACTTCGGGAGCTTGCCCCGGTACAAAACCAGCGCATACTCCGTTGCGCCCACAATTTTCATGTTGGCTTTTAACACCTGCGGACTGTAGTTCTTGCAGAACACCAGCGGGATATAATTCTTGAAGCCGTATTTCTCTGCTTCGGTGATCACCTTTGGGATCTGCTGGAACGCACAGAACACGATCATGCACGGTGCATCCTTTTCTCCTGTGCCGGGTTCTTTCTTCAGCAGGCGATTGCAGAAGTGGAAATACTCTGCGATATTGAAAGTGAAGTCGGTATTGAACGCTGCCTTCCTCGCCTTACTGCTCTCCCCATTTTTGTTGTCGCCATCTACATACCAGTCCGGCCGGCTGGCATAGAAGTCCGTACCGATGTTGTACGGAATATCTGCGATCACCAGCTGCGCCTTGGGGATGTTATAAGACTTGAAATTCTGGAAGTTGTCATGGATGAGGACGCATTTTACATCAGGCATCGGCATCCTCGCTTTCCGGCTCGAAGGTCGCCACTTCCTCGAACTTCAGCTTCTGGCCGTCACGGACAACAAACACATCATCGTAGTGACCATCGCTGTGTTCGATGTACCGCTTCACAATCACATCCACGAACTTCGGGTCCAGCTCGATACCCCTGCACACACGGTCGGTCTCTTCGCAGGCGATCAGTGTCGAGCCACTGCCGAGGAACGGGTCAAGCACGATGCCGTTGGTCATAGTGGAATTGCGGATCGGATAGCTCATCAGGCCGATGGGCTTCATGGTCGGATGATCCTTGTTGGCCTTCGGCCGGTCATACTCCCAGATGGTCGTCTGCTTCCGGTCGGAATACCACTGGTGCTTCCCCTTCTGCTTCCAGCCGTAGAGACACGGTTCATGCTGCCACTGGTAAGGACTGCGGCCCAGCACCAGCGCATTCTTCTTCCAGATACAGCACCCGGACAGGTAGAACCCGGCATCCTTGAATGCCTTTCTAAAGTTCAGCCCTTCCGTATCTGCATGGAAGATGTAGATGGAACCGTCGTCTGCAAGATGGCCGTGCATCTGCTGGAACGCTGCCAGAAGGAACTGGTAGAATTCCGAATCACCCATGTTGTCATTCATGATCTTACCAGCAGTCTCTTCCACATCCACGTTATAAGGGGGATCGGAAAGGACCAGATTTGCCTTGGTACCTTCCATCAGGGTGTCGTAGCATTCCGCTTTGGTGGAATCGCCGCACAGAACGATGTGTTTTCCCAGATGCCAGAGGTCACCATCTTTGGAGAAGCATGGCTGCTTCAGCTCCGATTCCACATCGAAGTCATCTTCCTTGACTTCTTTGCTGTGGACTTTGTTGAACAGCGTCTCGATCTCCGGCGGCTCAAAGCCGGTCTTGCCAAGGTCGAAGTTGGAATCTTCGATGTCCTTCAAAAGATCAGCCAGCAGGGAATCATCCCATGCACCCGTAATCTTATTGAGCGCAATGTTCAGGGCTTTCTCTCTGGTCTTGTCGATGTCCACCACCGCACAAGGCACTTCGGTGTAGCCCAGCCCCATCGCTACGGTCAATCTCTGGTGGCCGCCGATGATTGTCATATCGGCATTGACCACCAAAGGATCTGCGAACCCGAACTCCGTGATGGAGTTCTTGATCTTCTCGTACTCTTTGTCCCCCGGCTTCAGCTTTTTCCGGGGATTGTATGCGGCCGGCTTAAGTACGGACACCGGCAGCATCTTCAGTTCAGCAGTCGCTTTCATGTAAGCCCTCCTAATTCAGATTCACATGCGCATGACCCCGGAGAACGGCACGAAAAAGGAGCCGAACAAAAAGCCCGACTCCATCTCATCTCCATCTTCCTGCGGCTGTTCAGCCATCTCGCACCATTCCGGGTTTTCCCCGTTCACGGATGCCAGGACCTTATCTTCCGCATCGTCAATCGCATGTACACAGATACCCCCGGTGTTGAACATCGGAAACACACCGATAATCTTACTCACCCTCACCCACTCCCTTCATCCCGTATCGATAATCCCAGTAACAATTCTGACTGCAGAACTTCCGCTGCCGTTTTCCTTCATCTACGGCATGGAACTCCCTTCCACAGTTTTTACAGACCGCGATCCGAAAAGGCTTATGCTGCCTGTAATATTCCTCCCGGCAAGCCGGAGAACAGAACCGTCTCCGACCACTGTTCCCTCTCTGCACGAGAATGCGTCCGCAAACCGGACAGCGCCGTTCCCCCGACCCATCCGGTGGCTGTAACTGGCAGCTCCCCGTTTCCGGCAGACCCAGTTCCCGGCAGTAATCTGTGACCTGTTCCAAAGAAAGCCCTGTGTTTTCTGCGATCTCCACACATTCAAACCCTGCAAGCCGCTGGCTTCGGACTTCTTCTCTCTCCGAGCGGTACTCATAGCCCTCAAACACACAGTCCAGCCGGACACCGTTCTTTACCACATCACGTTCTATGTTCAGCGGTTCTTCCATTTGCATCGCCCTCCTTCCAGCGTCCTTTGTTTGCACAGGCACGGCTGCAATATTTCCGTTCCAGACCATACTGGTGCCGGTAGGAAAACTCCCTGCCGCACACCGGGCAGATCTTCGACCGCACGGTCTTCCACTTCTCCGGCTTTGGATGGGTGTTGTTCCACCGTGACCGGCATTCCGGTGAGCAGAACTTCCGTGGTCTGCCTTTATGGTTTGGTACGATTGCCGTACCGCACTGAGGGCAGAAGGAAAAAGCCATGTCCCTGATCATCTCAGCCGTGTAATCTTCCATCTGCCCTCACCTCACTCTCATTTTTCGCCGTTTCTTCGGCGGTTTCTTAGAAAAATTTCAAAATACATACGAAAAGCAGCGAAGTTGAAATCGGCACTGCCCCGTCAAGTTGGGTCGTTGTTGCGGCGGCCGATTCCCGCTTGCCCCTGCTCCTCCCGGAATAAGCTAAAATGTGCGAAAGCTCCCTGTTTACGAGAGGTTTCACACACTTTGGTTCATTTCGGGGAAAAAGAATGGCACCGGAACCGAAGCTCCGATGCCTGTACATTTTCCTGTTTCATTTTGCGTCGTTATTCCTCTGACCCCCGGCCTATGAATTTTGCGGTTTTTCACGCAAAAGGGGCCACCGGTCTCCGTGTGACTTCACCGTAGAGAAGTGACCCCGGCCCCGGTGGGGCTGTCAGTAGGTGTAAATCGGGTTGATGTCTTCGGTTAACGTCTTCTTATCGTGACAGCTTTTGCAGAGCGGCTGCCAGTTGTTCTGGTCCCAGAAAAGTTTCTGGTCACCACGGTGTGGAATGATGTGATCCACAACCGTTGCCCGGACGTACTTGCCCTGCTTGGCACACTGCACACAGAGTGGATGAGCTTCCAGATACGACTTTCTGGCTTTCTGCCACCTCCTGTTGTATCCACGCTTCGCTGCCGGGCGGGTCACCTCTGGATGGAGAGGCAGGTGCTTCTCACAGTAGAGCCGGCCGGCTTCCACCAGCTCTGGGCAGCCGGGGTGATGGCACGGTGTCTTTGGTCTGTATGGCATGGGTCAGTCCTCCCACGGGAGACCAGCCTTACCGAAGTGACCGTAAGCACTGACCTTGTTGTAGTCCACGTCCAGCAGTCCCAGTCGCTTGATGATCCCCTGCGGGGTCAGATCGTAGCTGTCATGGACATAAGCTTCAATGAAGTCAAGGGACTGGTGTTCCGTACCGAAGCATTCGACCGCCACACCCACCGGCTGAACCACGCCGATGGCGTAGGCCAGCTGGACTTCGCACTTGTCAGCGTAGCCCGCCTGCACGATGTCCTTGGCAATCTTCCTCGCCATGTATGCTGCGGAACGGTCCACCTTGGTGGGATCTTTACCGCTCAGAGCGCCACCACCCATGCGACCGATGCCACCGTAGGTATCGCACGCCAGCTTCCGGCCAGTCACACCACAGTCGGCGTAGCTGCCGCCCAGCACGAAACGACCGGTCGGATTGACGAGCTTCGTGAAGTCACCGTCCAGACCGTATTCGCAGGCGGCCAGTACCATCATGGATTCGATGATGTGCCGGAAGTCGCTGACCTCCACATCCGGGCTGTGCTGCACGGAGCAGAGGAAGGTAGTGATGCGTCCGGTGTCGTAGTCGTAGCTGACCTGTGCCTTGGCATCTGCACGGAACATCTTGGACGGATGATTCTTCAACAGCTGCAGGAACTTGGTGGCGACCATGTACGGGATTGGCATCTGCTCTGCCGTTTCATTGGTGGCATAGCCATACATGATGCCCTGGTCACCTGCACCGCCCTTGTCCACACTGAGCGCAATATCCGAGGACTGCTTGTCCACCAGAATGCCGACGCGAAGAAGCTCGGTCAGGTTCCACCCCAGCTTTTCGGCGCCGATGCGATTGAACACATCATGGACGATCTGGTTGTAGTTTGGCCGGTAGTCGGTGGTGACCTCGCCGGCAATAAAGAGCTGGCTCTTTTTCAGCAGACACTCGATCGCCACACGGGCGTGCCTGTCATGCTGAAGGATGTCGGTCACGATGGCATCTGCGATCTGGTCACAGATCTTATCGGGATGGCCATTGCTGACCTGTTCACAAGTGATGATCTTACTCATGTTCTATCCTCTCTTTCCTATATCACAAAGCAGGCCGTTTTTGTCCTTGCCCACAAATAGGCTCCCACAAAGACTGCCTGCCCTGTCTCAGTTCATGGTTTCCGTTCATTCTCTTATTTTGCTTTCTTCTTCTCAACTCATGTAGCATGTAGCAACCATGTAGATGAATTTTATATAAGAAAGCTATAAAAGAAAGTAATAATAAAAAAGGTTATGAAATCTCGGCTACAAACCAGCTACATGCTACAAAGCACCCAAAATCAGAAAAAAGATCACAAAAGGCTGTCCTTTGGCTTATATGCATCCTGTACCGTCAGGTCTTCTGCTCCATCTTCTACTTCCTTGAACTTGCAGTCCATGATCAACGTAGTCTGTCCGCCACCACCTTTGGGGCGCTTTCGGACCACTTTGAAATGCACGCCGATAGCATTTTTAAAGTTCTTCTGGTTCTCCGAGGAATACCCGTTCTCCTCACACCACTTTGTGTACAGCTGGTATGCTGCTGCCGTCCGAAGTTCCGATCCTTCCTCTTTTTCAAGCCACGCCTCAATGAACTGTCCGATCCGATCAGAATCATCCTTGTAATCTTCCGTGGCTTTCGTGACAGCCTGCGGAAGTTCCAAACCCCGCTGGCAGAACTTTTTGTACCCTTCCAGACACCAGTTGAAAATACCTGACAGGTTCTCCGGCTTCGCAAACTGCCCCTTCAGCCCCTGATCCTGTTCTCCCTCTTCAAAGTGACGGTTAAACGGGATGATCTTCAGTCGGCCGGATTGGAACAAGGTCATATCATTGACATTGGGCAGGTAGTTCGTATTGATAAAAATCTTGAAAACCGGCACAAAATCAAAGCTGTTCTCATTCAGGAATCGAGCATTGATGGTGTCGTTGCCAGTCATTCTTTTTACGAGAGCCGCATTAAATGTGATCTTCTTCTCCGGCTCAGAGATATTTACAAATCTGGAGCCAACCAGACGAGCTACTTCTTCCGAAGGTCCGCCTGTGTTCCCACCACGGAATTTAGCTGCCAGCATATCCGGATTCGATGTCTTTCCATAGTCGCCCATGATCTTCAGAAATGTTTCCATTGCAGTGCCTTTGCCGTTTCGGGAAGTGGCACCGTAAAGGATAAACATACACTCCTGCGAGGTATCTCCTGTCAGAGCGTATCCCAAAGAACGCTGAAGGAAGTCTGCCAGATCCGCATCCCCGCACATGACCTCCTTGATAAACGAGTGCCAGCGTGGACAGTCTGCTTCCGGGTCGTAGGTAATACCGGATTCCATTGTGAGATAATCCTCCGGCCGATGCTCCCTGAATTCCAGTGTCCGCATATCCAGCGTTCCATTTTGGCAGTTGAAGAAATACTTATTCCTGTCGAATGCCTGCATGGAGATCGGGTACACGGACATGGCATCTCTTAACATCGTTTCCCGATTCTTACGCAGCTGCAGTTTTCGGACACGGTCGATGAACCGCTTCCTGGCATCCTCTTCGGTGATCGTCAGGGCAAACACATACAGCTTGTCAGCCAGCAGCTTTGCCAGTTCCGACACCTTGAGATTGCCTTTGTCCGGCCGCCAGACAGATCCGTCATAGACATACCAGCCTTTACGTTCACTGTTGTACCGGGCAATCTGCTTGAAATAATCCGCAAACATATTGCCCATGCCGATCTCATTTCTGCCATACCGGGCATTTGTGTGCGGTGCCATTTCTTCCAGCGTGATCGTAATTTTGGTAAGATCCGGCTGGAACTCGATATAGTCATCCTCATCCAGCTTGGAAAACTCTTCATCCACGATATCCTGTGCGTTGACCGGCATATAGACGGCCGCACAGGTATTGACCGTGTTACGGATAGAGATTGCACCGTAGGTCGAACCAGCCTGTTTTCGGTCCCACTTGGGGCGCATCAGACCAGATGTGCGGAAGATACGGTCCATCTGCTCCTCATCACAGCCGCACCAGAATGCCAGGATAGACAAGAGTGCCATATCTGCATCCGACTGGCTGCCGTAGAGGTCTTCCCACTCACCGGCAAAGAGCTTTTTGAACTTTTCAGAGTTACTGGCCTCGTTGGCATGTGCGATCACAGCCTCATCATCCAGATACGAATGGTGCTGGAAATGGGTCTGCTGCACCTGCTTATTTCGCTTCATCAGCGAGTCCAGCAGAGTGGTCATTGCCGTTTCATCGTTTGGGATCTCACCTGTGCGGTAAACATCTCCCGTTACGGTGACGAAGCGGTTTGTCGCACCGGGCATATACACTTCCAGACCTTTGCTGCGGTTGTTGATGTAATAGACCGTCTTGTCGTAGACGTAGTCTTCTGGCACATGGAAGAATCCACGCAGACCTTTGCCGGACGGTGACTTCTCTACATACGCTGTAGGAAAGATTGAAAGTACGGTGTCCGCTGTGTCATTCAGCGTCCCGTCCTCACGGATACAGTGGTCGATGTCAAAAGCTCCGATACCACTGCCCACAGCAATGCCGATGCCGTCATAGCCGCCCATTGCATAAGTGACAAGCGTAGTCTTGAAATCTGCAAAGGTGCGGAGATCATTGATCCTGGCTCTATCACCATTCGCCGGGTTATACGGCATCTTGGTCTTCTGACCGTTTCGCTTTTCAAATTTCCAGACACAAAACCGGCAGGAGGTCTTCAGCTCCGCCGGGATATTTTTGATATCCACCATAGCGGTTAGACCTCCTTCCTGCTGTGTACAGCGTTGCTGCCGTAATTGGCATTGCTGCCGCGCACAGCATTTTCGTCTGTATTTTGTTTGTTTTTCTTAGTACTGTGCATATCAAACTGCCTTGCCACAGCCTGTTCAATCTCCTGCTTTTTCTCAGCAGAGATCACCCTGCAAAGGCGTCCAAACAGTGCCGACTGGTCGATCGTTGTGATCTGCTCGACCAGCAAAATGGAATCCTCCAGTCGTTCCGCTCTGAGCATCTCACAATGTGCTTCTGTCAGCACGATATGTGTTGGCAGGTCGAGCTTTTTCATCTTGCTCGTAAGCGGAATAACTGTGAAGGTCTGCGAATAACGGTTCGCAATATCGTTTGTCAGGATCAGCACCGGACGGTTCCCACTCTGCACACAGGTGCCATAATGGTTACCAAGTTCTGCAAACCAGATCTCATACTGCTTCGGGATTCTGGTCGTCGGCCAGTTGTAAGCGGGGAAGCTGTCATAAGTTGTGTGGCTGCTTTCCTGCTGCTTTTCGGTGCTGTGGTTATGCGTGGCGGCGCTTTTATGCTTGGTGCAGCCACGCTTGTTGATGTACTTGTTCACATGGATCTTCCTGCCGCGCGGCAGAATCCGTGCGTTGCTTTTCTTTCTCCCCATTCTGGGTTTCACCTCTTCTCTCCTGATACAAAAACAGCCGTCCGGAATCCGAATCCGTGACGGCACAACGTGTAAAAAGCGGATAAAAATACCGGGCAGCTTTCGCTCCCAGCACTCTTATCCGCTCCCGGTTTTATCTTATTTTCCTAGTATAAAGTATAGCAAAAAGCCGATGTACGCATAAGAAGCAGTTTTCCTAATTAACTGCTGTTTTTCCTGAAAAAGCCCTCTTTTTCCAAATTTACTACAAATTCTTTGAAGCCTTTTCCCTTGTAATAATCTGCCCTGCTTTTTCCAAAAGAACAGCCGTTGGAATCCTTCATCGACTTCAACGGAATACGCTCAAAATAGAACTGTCTGACTGCTACCCTCGCATCAGAATCAGACACCCGGCTCAGAGCCAGTTCCATAATACGAAGCCGTGTGCTCTGCTTATCGTATTCCCTTTTGCACTCCGTATACATCTCTTCCTTGATGCCGCGCTCCAAATCGGAGATAGCCGCTGCCTGTTCCTGTTTGATCTCGTCCAGCATTTTCTCCTTTTCTGCAATGTCTGCCTTGAGTTTTTCATAACCGCCGCAGGCATCTTTTGCTATGGCTTCATGCCGTTTATCCGGCTGAAAACTCCACTTAATCGGTCTTCCCACATTCTCCCCTCCTGTGTCTGTCATGCAAACGGATCACATCCGCAATCCCCTGCAATGCAGTTTCTTTCTCTCGCTCCACCACCCGGCGGCTTAAAATTCTCCCATCCAAACCAGTGATCTCCGAGTGCTTTCTGCCGTCCACAAAGAGCTGCTCTGCCACGATCCGCGTACACCCCCGAAGACTGCGCAGTCCAACCTCGAACAGCTCGATATCTTCACAGACCTTGTAATAGGGTTCCAGAAACTGCTCGGTGCGCTGGGTCTGCACTTCCCGGTTCATGGATGCCAGCACCTTGTCACAGTTCAGCACGGTGCGCTCCACCGGATTTGATGTACCGCTAGTCTGGACACGCTCGGATTCCTCATGTGCGCCCTGCGACAACTTGTAGATGATCTCGTCCTTAGTGTAAAACCAGGACCGGGAATCCTCGTACTGCTGCCGGAGCATATCCCGCCTGTGTACCAGCAGCCTATAGGAATCAGCCAGTTCCTTTGCCTGTTCCATATAATCCATCTCGTCTGACATACTGCACCTCCTGTTCTGGTCTGTTTATTTTTATCACGCAATATCACCTAATGCCCGGATGTTCTCTGGAGTCAGAGCAACACCGGCTTCCGTGAGCAGCTTCACGAGCTTTTTCATCTCTCGCTCCGCTTTCCGGCGCAGGTTTTCTGCCCTCCTCCTTCTACGCTCCACAGCTTCAACCTTTACTCTTGCCTGCACGCCTGATATGAGTGTGCAGGCATCCAGATCCGTCAGCGTATTGTACCAGTTGGAGTGAAAGAAACCTTCCAGCCTCTTTTTCTCAAATTGCGCATCCCGATTGTTTGGATGATCCTCCAAACGGAACAGTACGGTTTTGTAATCCTTAACAGCCTGCAGGATGATTGCATTCGCCAGATTCTCGTAGCATTCCAGATTGTCCGCTGCCATTCCCATCAGTCGTTCACCCTGCCCTTTCCTGAATCATTCTCTTTTGTGTCGTACCACGGTGCCGGCACCTTCTGTCCATCCAATCCATACTTGAACATATAGATGGAATACCATGCCGCCTCATACATGCAGTCGATCAGTTTGCGGTTCGGCTCCGGCATCAGAGCTGCATTCCGCACAAACAGGTCAACAAAGTTTTCTTTTTCTTCCCTGTCTGTCGCCAGACGGTGCTCCTTCGCGTCGATCAGGATCTCAGCAAAGCGATAGCACTTCCTCTTGTTCTGCTGAATCCAATCGAAACGCCAGGTAACCGCATCCAGAATCGTCTGTCTGGTATCCTCCGCCGTCAGCTTCGGTGCATCCGGGTGTTTGCCTGCCGCCACTGCTTTCGCATAGCATTCCTCCGCACGGTCTTCCGCACAGAAACGCTTGTGAAACTGAAGCTCGTAGGCTTTTGCCTGACACATGAGCAGTTCGATTTCATGCTCATAGGCTTCCTTTGCCAGCATATCCTGTGTAACTCGCAGATCAGAGGTCTTACGGGCAGGCGTTTCCCCAAAAATCGCACACAGCAGCCCGGTGCCACTGTACGGACGGAACATCGCATACGGTGTGAAAAATCCATCATTGTCGCGCTTCCGCTTGCCGATCTGCACATGCGGTGCAGTCTTGTAGTGATATCGGTCGGTATCCAGAATGCCGTGAGAGTTCTTTCTCTCAGAGGCACGATCCTTTGCATTCAGAAACTTGTAATTGGTCGTATTCTTTTCCATAATTTTCTCCTATTCCTCCAGCCGTGCTCTAACGGCAGATATCAGCTTTTCCTGTGTCATGTCCTTCTGCTCCAATGCCGCCATGACATCCTCGTCCACGGTATTCTTCGTGATGATGTGGTGAATGGTCACCACATGGGTCTGTCCCTGCCGCCAAAGCCGGGCATTGGTCTGCTGATACAACTCCAAAGACCAGGTCAGCCCAAACCAGATCAGGATGTGTCCGCCCTGCTGGATGTTCAGGCCATGTCCGGCCGATGCAGGATGGATCAGGGCGACCGGGATGTTTCCAGCATTCCAATCCTTGATGTCGGTACTCCTCTTGATATCCCGGACTTTGATCTTCAGCTTCGACAGATGGTTGATGATACGCTCCCTGTCATGCTTAAACCAGTAAGCTACCAGCACCGGCTGTCCGTTGGCGGCTTCGATCAGGTCTTCGAGAGCTTCCAGCTTGTGGTCGTGAATGACTCTCGCCTTGCCGTTCTCGTCATAGACCGCGCCATTGCTCATCTGCAACAGCTTCCCTGTCAGTGATGCAGCATTGGCAGCGTCTATGTCACCGTCTTTCAGCGGAATCAAAAGATCCTGCCGAAGCATATCGTAGAGTTCCCTTTCCTGCGTGTTCATCTCGACTTCGCACCTTGTAGGTACACAATCCGGCATATTGAGATAATCCAGAGCCTTCATAGAAATCGTGATGTCAGAGATCCGCTGGTAGATCATCTCCTCTGCTCCCTGTCTTGGTACATACTGGAACACGATTCCTGTTGCCGGGTTCATCGACCCAGCCTTAAAGTAGGCTTCCCGGTAGCGACCGATAAACTTTCCAAGGCGCTCCCCGCCATCCAGAATCCCAATCTCTGCCCACAAATCCATAAGGCCGTTGGAAGAAGGTGTGCCGGTCAGACCAACCCACCGCTTCACAAACGGGCGGACTTTTCGCAGGAACTTAAAACGCTGGGACTGATAGTTCTTGAACGATGACAGCTCATCGATCACAACCATGCCAAAATCCCAGCGCATTCCATTTTTCTCGTAATACTCCACCAGCCACTTGATGTTCTCCCGATTGACGATGTAGATCATCGCCGGGTGGTGGACTGCTGCGATCCGGGTCTTGACATCTCCAACGATGATGGAAATGTCAAGCCCTTTTAAGTGATCCCACTTTTCAAGAAAAATTCAATAGTCAAATGCAACAACTTTTTGCTTATATTTTTGTACATTTTATCGCACCACAACAAAGCCGTCAACATTCACTCTTTTGTTGGCAGCCTGTTATAACCCCTATTCTATTGCACCGACTATAACACATCACGCCTTTTTCAACGATTTATCTATATTTTGCTCTCTTTATCTACCCATCATGCCGCAATGCCCAGTTCCCGCAGGCACTCTCTAAATACGATCTCGCTTGACTTGTACCCTAATATCTTCCGTGGATAATTATTTATCCAGTTTTCGGCCTGCGCGATCTGCGCGTTCGTCACCGCCGCAAAGTTCGTGCCCTTGGGGAACCGCCGCCGAATCATGCCGTTGGTGTTCTCGTTGGTGCCCCGCTCCCAAGAGGAATACGGGTGGCAGAAATACACCTTAGTCCGTGGCAGGCGCTTGTTGACGCAAGAGCGTTCCAGCCCCTCCGCCGCCGCAAACTCGGTGCCGTTGTCAAAGGTAATGCTTTTGAAGATCGCCCTGAACCGCCGGGCACCAAGTTTCCGTTCCAGTGCGTCCAGTGCCTTGACCACCGTTTCAGCCTTGCGGTTTGGTATCGCTATAATGATTTCTTTCCGGGTCTTGCGCTCGGTCATGGTCAGTAGGGCGCGGGTGGTCTTGCGCTTTCCCTTGCCGCTGTACACAGTGTCGCCCTCCCAATGGCCGAACTCCTCCCGCCCGTCGATCTCCTCCGGGCGCTGTTCAATGCTTTCGCCCGCCGGGGCGCGGCTGGCGCTTTTGTTCTTCTTCACTTTCTTATATTTGTGTTTCTTCTTTCCGTGCCGTGGCAGCTCCTCTTGCGTCAGGTTCAAAAACAGGCCCTTGGCAATGTACTTGTAGATCGTCGGCACCGACAGACTGGTTTTGAACTTCTTCCCCTCAATCATGGCAAACCCCAGCACCGCCGCCGGGCTACAATCTTTGTCTAAAATCGTGGTTTCAATATAGTTCGCCAGCTCATGGTCATTGCCTATTTTCAAGTCCGGCCCCTTTTCCCGCAGGTGGGCTTGGTATTTCTCCTCGGCAATGTCCGGGCTGTACGCGGTTTTGACCTCCCATGTTCCGCCGTCCAGCCTGTCATACGCGCCGCGCTTCAACTCCCGGTAAATAGTCGAAACATGAACGCGCAGCTTGTCCGCCACCTCTCGCGGCTTCATCCCCATTTTCAGCCACTTTTCTATGCGCAAGCGGTCTGTCATGGTCAGGTGCTTATAGGTTCGCACTGTGTTTCCTCCTCTCCAATATCTGTGCTGCCAGTGTCGGCTTCTGCCGTTCTGTGCAGCTTTAGCACACAATACCATTCAAAAATAGCGGTCTGCGGCGCTTTTGTCAACCTCTCCGCATAACAGAAAAGGCCCCGGCCACCGTTCAAAACGAACAGCAGTCGGGGCCATATCTTAGTATTTAGTTCTGCGGGGTCTACTCGGCGTCAGAAAAAATTTTCCCGATCTCCCCAATGGCGTTTTTCTCGGCAAGATCAAGTTCTTTCACCGCCGCCTCAATAAAGGCGTTGATCTCCGGGGTAACAGTAATGCCGTTTGCCTCCAACAGCTCCACGACAAAGCGTTTCTTGGTCGCCTTGTCAATGGTGCCCGCCTCGGCCTGCTTCTCGGCGGCCTCCACGAACTTCTTCACGATGGAGTACAGGCGCTTTTCTTTCAGCCAAGGCAGGCCGGTGTCTTTCAGCCACGGGATAACCAGCGCGGTAAAGGACGCACCCAGCACCGCAAACACGATTTCCAGCAGATTGTTCACAACGATGGTCACAACTTCATTCATGATCTTTTCCTCCTATATATAGTCGGTCAGTTGGGCAGCTTCAAAACCTGCCCGGCGTGGATGGTGTTATTTTTCAACCCGTTCATGGTCTTGATCTCCTTGTAGCGGGCACCATTGCCAAGCTGCTGCGCAGCAATGCGCCACAGGCTGTCGCCCGCTTTCACGGTGTATGTCTTGGCCGCCGGGGTAGCGCTTGCTTTGCCGGTAATGGCCGCCGCGTCCACCCAGCCATACACGGTGCTGGCACTGTCCGTGTGTACAATGTGGTACGGGTGCTTGCCCGCCGGGGCAACTGCCGTCACCTTGGCCTGGCCGGGCTTCACGGTTGTGCCGCTGGTAGCCTGCGAGTTGGCGTAGTGCTTGCCGCCCGCAAACTGCACAATGTCGCCCACCTTGTATGTCAGCGCAGTGTTGCCCGTGGCGGTGCCGGTGTTCGTGCTGCCGCCGGTCTGCCCGCCGGGGGTAGCTGCACCAAGGCGGGCTTTGAACGCGGCCCACTTGGCGGCGCTGCCGGTGTCCTCGTTCCAGCCGATGATACCGGGGCACGGCTTGCCGTTCACATCATAGTGGCGGATAACATGGGCGGCGTCAATACCGTATTCCGCCATCAGGTACTTCACCAGTTCCACAAGATTGCTCACAACCTTGTCGGTAAAGCGCCAATGGCTGTCGTTGGCAGCAGTCATTTTGCCGGTGTCATTGGTAGAGCATACCTCAATGCCAATGGTGTTGCGGTTCGTAGCCTTGCCGTAGTAAGCACCGCCCTTGGTATTGTACTTTCCGCCGCCGCAGTGCCAAGTGTAGCGGTTGCGAATGTCGCCGTTGTAGTGCACCGCGCCGCCGTCGTCCACGATAAAGTCCGCCGAAACCTGCTTAGAGGTGCTGCCAAAGTAAGAGGCCGTGCCCGCTGCACTGCCCGGCTTAGAGGTCACACCGGCGGTGTAATGCACAACGATGTACCGGATTGCGCGGCCTGCTGCCGCCGTGGTGTTGTGGGTACTGGTTTTCTTGGTAATGCTGATATTCATACTCGTTTTGTCCTCCTGTTCCGCCTTGCCGTCGTACACGGTCAAGCCGTATTTCTCAATCAACCCAATCAGCTTTTGCGGGTAGCCGGGGTCGGTGGCATAGCCCGCCGCCTTGATCGCTTTGCAGGCCACCTTGTAGTCGCGCTCGCCAACCACTGCCGCATACCGCTTGTTCGCCAACAAAAACGCGCTATGGTCGGCAACGCTTTCTGCCCAACTGTCATAGGCACGGAACAGCGCGGTAATGGTGGTGTAGGTTGCGCCGTCGTAACACTCCTTGGTGTCCTTGCTGTACGCTTTCCCGCTCCACCGCGCGTCAGCCTTAATGCCAAACAGGGCGTTGGCCTTGGTGGCAAGCTCCGATGCACCCCAGCCGCTTTCCAAGATTGCCTGCGCAATGGTCAGGCTGGCAAGGATTCCGCTTTTCTGCATATCGGCCTGTGCCAGCGGCCCCACCATTGCGAGAAATTTTCTTTGTTCCATACGGTTTCCTCCGAAAAAGAGAGAGGGCCGCACCCGCAGCTCTCCGTGGTTTTCTGTTTACGCATTATGCGCCGGGCATATCGCCGGGCGGCACCTCTGCCGCCTCGGCCTTTGCCTCCTGCTTGTCCTCCTGTTCCCACTTCCGTTCTCGGTTGCGGTCTTTGGTGGTCTTAATCCAGCCCATAATGCCGCACTCGCCGCCAAGGGTAGCAAAAACGCAGGTAATCAAGGTGTCCGGCACCGTGCCGTATACCTTGAAAAGTTGAATCATAACAATGGTGAACACCAGCAGAGAAACGCCGACGATCACCAAGATCAAGTCCATAACCTTGATGTTCCGGCGTTCCGTTTTCTCTGCGGCGTTTTCAACACTTTCAACGCTATTCTTCACATTCCCGCGCCCCCTCACATACCGATCCGCTTAAACAGGTAGCCAAGCACAATGCCCACAATCGCCGTGGCAATGTAGCCCATGACCTTGCGCCACTTCTCGCCGTCGCGGCCCTCCAACGCTTCCAGCCGTTTGCCCTGCTTTTCCTGCTCTTTCAGCATACTTTGCATACTCACGGCCAGCTTTTCCACGCTGGTTGCCAACGCGCCGATCTGACGCACACTGTCCTCCAAAATGCCAATGCGTGTGTCCTGCCGCTTGTTCTCCTCCTCCAAGCGGCGGCGGAACTCCTCATGCTCCGCCCGTGTGATAGGGTTCTCCATCGTCCTCTCCTCCTTGTTCTGCCCAGTCCGGCCACTCGTCGCCGCCTATGGCGTCGCGGTATGCCTTGTCGGCCTGCGCAATCTCGTCACGCCCGG